ATAGGGGATATACAGCGTTCTACACTGGTAGGGATTATCTCATACAAACACACTGCATAGCGATTTTATGAGTAAATTGAACATGATGTTCAAAGTCAATTTGCATGATATCACTCTCTGTTATCGTCATTGGTTAAGTCTTGTAAGTGGTCTGGATATCGTCTATCATGTGATGATATCCGCTCTGCTATGCTCTCAGAATGACCGAGTACATAACCTATCAAACAAAATAAAAATGCCTATAATGTCAAATAATGCGCTCTGACAGCACGCTATATATAGCGGTATGTTTATCCGCTCTCAGACCATGCAAAGTAAACATCTGTTTACCTAATTGATATACCCCTATGGGGTACTAAAAACACCGTAAATCATCTATGCTCATTCTTTGACATAACATGTATTATGCGACATTAATTTTGACCTATGCTATTAGAGGTCGATTTTAGGCGATTATAGGCACTTTAGGCATATAGAGCCAAAGGACACTCAAACCACTTCAAACGCTTGTAAAAATAGGCAAATTTGACGGCTAATAGCATTGTAGCAAGCAACTGTAATGCCGTACCCCCCCCCCGTTTTTAATTATACACAGGTTATCCACAGGCACGACAGGGGGGCTAATCATTCTCTCGGCACACACCAAGTTGTTCAAAAATCGAGGATGCGTAAACACCCATTCTCTCCCCGCACACCAAAGGTTTACTTAATCGAGATAAGTCACAAACAACATTCCTGCGCCACACAAGTTAGCATCACTTTAATCCCCTCATACGGCCTTCGATTTAACTACTACTGATGATAACTTTGGTTAGTTCTTTAAAGCGGGTTGTAATTTTTCTCTTGTATATTATGCTATACTACTAACCCCTATTACTAATCTGTTATAATATACTAGAAGTGGTTGGCTATTTAAGTGGGCGATTCTTTTTTGTCTGACTAAAAAACGTAGTCATATGACTACTTTTCCGACACCGAAACGGGGTCACATGACACGCTTTTTCATGTACCCGATAGGGTACGAATACGACCTTTTAGGTATGAAATAGGTCTAAAATGGGTCCAATTATACCCGTTCGGGAACACCAATTTCGTGCCATCACGAACATGGTTTGTGCCGAAATTTCTGTAAATATCCCCTGGAACAACTGTTGTGAAAGCGAGTACAACTGTACTCAAAACGAGCTATCTGGAAAAACGGGATAACTAAATACAACTTATAAGTTGTATATTCGGGTCCCAAATATAACCAATGTGTTATATTCGACGCTGTAAAAAACGACCGCAATACTGTTACCTTATTTTGATGAAGAAAAAATAGTTATCCACAGGATATGCACAGGTTGTGGATAATTTATAGCGAAATATTTGGCTCAAATATAACAAAAACACAAATTGTAGGACACTTTTGAGCACAAATATGGTATAATAGAGTGTATGATATATAATAAAGCTAATATAATTAATATTATAAAGTGTGGTGCATTGTTTGTCGTAGGTCTTTGGACCTACTCTTTTTGGAAAAAGAGGAACCCTGTTCCTCACTACACCAGCTTTTCCGAAAATAGTGCGTTCTAATAACTTACGAAGTAAGTTATTTATTAATTAATATTATTATTATATTAATTAATATTATATAATTAATATATTATATTAATTCCTTGCAAAAATAAAAAATGAAAATTTTAATTCAAATATTTAGTTTCTTCGTATTTCACCTGGCAATCTATTGTGAAGATTACAAATCGGAGTTTTTGACTTTTATTGACTATTTTGTTTTGCGGGTGGGTTTTGGTAGGGGAGTTTGTATTTACTGGAACAATGTTGCTTGCGGGATAGGTATTGGAAAATATGTTTGGTACAAAAAACTTTACAAAGAAAGAGGGTGTTTAAAAAATGGCTGACGAAAGTAAGAAGTTCCTGGGATTTATAATCGCTGGAGATGTCGATAAGAAAAAGTTCATGAGTGATATCGAGTTTACAAAAAATGCCTACAAAGACACTTACGGTGTTGCTCCTATGAGTTTGTTCATGAACTACTCAACTTCAGCAAAAATAAAATTGGTGATGGGAATAGATGGGGATGAGTTGAATGGTGTTGGGGGGTTGAAGCCTGTGTACGATTCTGCGGTTCGTGATGATTATGTTCTGGTAGGAAATTAATGGAGAATTTAATACCCTATGATAGGGCTATTAAAATATTAGATAGAGCAATTTCGTGGTATTCTAGAGAGTTAATAAAAGAAGGGGCTGATATTTCGGTGGTTTGTGTAGAATTTTTTACGGAGGATTTTTATAATAAGACTGGTTGTTTAACTTGGTATAATCTGGAAAATAAAAGGAGACAGAAAAATGGATAAGAAGAAAGTGACGAAGAAGGCAGCAAAGAAGACGGCGAAGAAAACAAAGAAGATAGTAAAGGCAGTTGTTCCGACGATTGATACGACAGCAGAGGAAATCTAAATGCAAGTAGTAGAAGAAGGACATATTTACTTACTTGATAGTTATGAGGACACGTTTCCACAGGAGATAAGATTTATAAGTAAGAAAGACGGACAGATGGTCCATGATGGATGCACTAACGAAGAACTTTTGAGAGTGCTTATAGACCGTATGCAGTATCTAAATTTTAAGATGCCTTGTTTGGATAATATTGTTGTGATAGGGGATTTGGTGAGCGCACTAAAAACTTTAGAACACAGAACGCTTAAAAGAACTATGCAGGGTGTTGAAGGTCTTGATGTTCCGCATAAGGAGGAAATATAGTGAAGGTCAATGTAGATTTACAGTTGATTGATTTGGATGATGAGTTGATTGAAGTCCCCACAGGAAAAGAGGACCCAAAAACAGAACCACTTCTTCTGAAGAATATTCTCATTAATGCTCTTATAACAGAGCAACCAAATTCAGGAATAGCAGGGAATGAAAAGTTCGAGAGATATAATTTAGCTAGGACAATAAAACAGGGACATGACATTGAATTGACGGCAGAAAATATAGCCTTGCTTAAAGACCTTGTAGCAAAAAATTATACTCCGCTTGTTGTAGGTGATGTGTGGAATATCCTTGAAGGAAAACGGAAATAAGGAGAAAAAGATGAAAGCAAGATGCATGCGGTGTAGAGCGCAGATGGAAATGAAAGACATGATACAGACTAAGACAAAAAGAGGAGTCCCGATGATAAAAGGAATTTGTGTAAAATGTGGATGTAAAATGGCAATTATAGGAAAGACTCTTTGATAAATGAATAGACCTAAGATATTATGGATTTCCGACATCCTAGCGAAAACAGGTTTTGGGGTTGCTGCTGAAAACAATCTGAAGTATCTTCAGACTAAATATGACATAGCTGCTGCGGGTTGGAATTTCAATCCCGCAGACAAACACAGAAGACCATGGCAATGTTATTATGTTCCGAAGCAGCCAAACCCAGAACTAGGTATTACTTCCAGAAATATTTTAGAGACTCTTTATCCAATTATTGAAAAAGAAAAACCTGACGCCATAGTAGCTTTTGCTGACCCCTGGGACTTCTTTTATGTTTCAGACGAATTCGCTGACAATGATGGTCAAGTATATTTAGGAATAAGAAAAAGATTCCCAGATATAAAAATATTTGGATATCTTACTGCTGATGCAACTCCGCTTCCAACTTATCTCAGACGCAATCTTATGTTTTATGATGCTATTGCAGTACCTAGTGAGTTCTCAAAAACAGCATTACAAATACTGCTTCCTAATACTCCAATAACAGTTATCTATCACGGCATTGACTCTGACATATTTAAAAAAATCCACCCAGAGATAGTTAATAATTGGAAAAAACAAATAGGAATTGAAGGAAAATTTGTTGTAGGATTTAATGGCAGAAATCAGTTTAGAAAAAACATACCTGGACTTTTAAGAACCTTTAAAGAATTTAGTGATAGTCACCCAGATGCAGTTCTTTTATTTCTTACTGATATTGATGCTGCTACTGCGGTGAATGATGTTAAGCGTTTAATTAATCGTATGGGTCTTACTGGTAAAGTAATTTGTCCAGAGGCGTTTGGACCGAAAGCAAATGTTGCTGATGAAAAAATGTCTTTGTATTATAACTGCATGGATGTTTATTTGACTCTTTCTTTTGCAGAAGGATTTGGATGTCCTATTCTTGAAGCTATGGCTTGCGGTGTTCCTGTTGTGACAACAGGGTATTCTGCTCCAGTTGAATTAATTGAAAAATCTGGGGGCGGAGTTCTTGTTGATGTTGCTGGTTGGGTCAATGAAAAAAGCACAGACAGAAATTTTGCGATAGCAAATGAAACTCAGGCAGCAAACTACTTACACGCTTTATACAGCAATCCTGATTTGAGGACGAAAGTCGGAGAGAAAGCAAGGCTCTGGGCTTCTAAACAAACATGGTTAAAGAGCGGTAAAGAGTTCGATGCGTTCCTTGCAGAGTCGCTCAAAAAACCAAAAATAGATTTCTTTCCTATTTCGTATGGTATTGAAGTAATTGATAAGGATGTAATTTAATGTCACATGTCTCAATTTGCGTCCCTTATATAGACAAGATTGATATACTAAAAAACACTATTAGTTCCATAAGAAATAAGACTGGTGATACAGCGAAGTATAAAATATTTCTCATGGATAACGGTTCAGAAAAACAAGTAGGAGCAGGTGATGGAAACTTGGTGGTTATTAATTCTCCAGAGAATCTTGGGTTTGGCAGAGCGTTAAATCTTTTAATTACAGAGGCTCTAAAAGAAAATCCAGATACACATATTTTGGTTTGTAATGATGATATAGAGATACTTCAATTAGGATGGCTAGATAGACTTGTTGATTGTGTTGAGACCTATCCCAAAGCTGGTGTCGTAGGTCCAGTATGTCTATATCCGAATGGTACTGTTCAACATGCAGGAGCATATATCAACAGGATTTTTACGGGGCAGCACTTTCAAGAAATTCCAAAAGAAAGAAAAGAATTTGAGTACATACCATTTGTTGTAGTGCTTCTTCATAACAATCTTGTTAAAGATTTAATTAAAGCACAGGGAAGTGTTTTTGACGACAATATTAAAAAGGCATATAGTGAGGATGTTGACGTATGTTATAGTGCAAGGAAATATGGTTATGTTTGTGTTCTTGAACCGACGGTAAGGATTGTACATCTTGAAGGTACGTCGCAGAAAATTGGAGTTCTTGGAAATAGAGCAAATATTTCAGAACTTCAAAATACGAACAAAGAATATGTTGCGAAAAAGTGGGAAGACTATGATTCTACCGAGGATAAGAAATATAAAGTTTGTTTTGTGTCCAGGCTCGCAGGAAATTTGAGCTACCAACAAGTGCTTAAAAACATTGCCCCAAGACTAGACAAAGATAACGAATTTGATGTGTCGCTTCTTCCAGAGGAAACCGTCTATTCTCCAGAACATCTTCCTGCGGATTGGGAACTTAGAAAACTCAGACAGAAACCCTTTGATGAAAAAAGAATTTGTATCAGGTATTCAGAAGGTCAGTTTGGATATCTTGCTTATAGCAGGGATGTAATTTACACGACTCTCGAAACATGGGGAACGCATATTCCTTTTGAGTGGAAAAATAATATAAACAAATTTAAACAATGTTGGGTAACTTGTAATAGAGTGAAAGATGTGTTTCAAGCATCTGGTATTACGATACCAATTAAAGTAGTTCCGCATGGTATTGATTTTAAACTTTGGGATTACAATGTTGAACCTTATCACAATCCTCATCTTCCAAAGTTCTTATTTTTTATGAATGACATGTATGGTTCGAGAAAGAATATGGATATTGTTGTTAAAGCGTTCTGTGAGATTTTTAAGGACAACAAAGAAGTCGGTTTATTTATTCAGAGTTCTGGATTAGTAACTCAACTCGAACAGATTGGTTATGCAGAAGGAGTTGAAAGAAATTTAGGGACACAATACTTTAAAACAAAAGTCATAACTAGATGGCTTTCAAATAATGGATGGGATGGCAGAACTCAGATATTTGTTTTTGATGATTGGGTGTCACAGGAAACTCTTGTTAAATTGTATGCAAGAATGAGTGTTGTTATCTGTATGGGCAATGAAGGTTTTGGGCTTGTGGGTTTACAAAGCGCAGCCATGAAGAAACCACTTATACATTTGAACGAGGGCGGATTTTTAGAATACTGTCCTCCGTCTATGACATATCCCGTTGAAGTCGGTGATTATGTTCCTTCCCGTCAGATGTGGATAATGCAGCAATACATAAATGGTTTGTGGGCAGAACCTAATTACGAGAGTCTTAAAAAACAGATGCAATTTGTATATGAACAAACTTCAGCAAACGAAACTAACGCCGAATCATTATATAATTATGTCAGGGAAAATTTTACTTGGGATAAAGTAATAGAAGGAATAAAGGAAAATATTAAATGTTTGGATTCTTAGAACAGTTTAAAGAAGGAATAGAAGCATGTAGTTCTGAAATAGGATTACAGGTAATGCTATTTTCGCTGGCGGTAGCAATCCAGGCAGAGACTATTATAGAGATAGGAAGATTTAAAGGGAGTTCTACGCTTGCGCTTGCAGGAGCATTGCATTTTCTTGATACACAAATGAAGTACGACGAAAAACATTGCGAGAGACCGTTTATAAATTATAAAAAACTGCACGAACTAAAAAATAGAAAAATATATTCGATAGACCCAGCCCCAAGAACAGAAGCAGAACAAAAATTAGGAGCCAATGGGTTCAATGCCTATGTTGAGTTAATAAATAATCAATCGTGGAATGTGAACTTAGAAGTACAAGCCGATTTAATTCTTGTTGATGGAGACCATACACTGGCTTCTTGTGCTAAAGACACAGAAAAGTTTATAAACAACAATCTAAAAGTAGGAGGGTATTTTATTCTCCACGATTATTATGGGTGGTTTGGAAATCATGCTGATAATAACTCGCCGATAAAAATGGTATGTGATAGACTTGTATCTATCGGTATTTTTGAACACATTCTCATTGATACGAAGTACATGAGTTTTATGATTTTTAGAAAGAAACATGATATGGATTTTAAGGTGGGGCTATGAATACAATAGGATTTTTGTCTGTACAAATTTTAGTTAAAGACAGCGAAGATAATATAAAACGTTGTTTGGATAGTCTTTTATGTTTGAGACAGTATATAAAAGACGTGGTTATTGTGAATGATGATTCAAAAGATAAAACCGTCGAGATAGTCAATACATATAAAGACATTTTCTGTATTGCTATTTATCACACGAAGAAAGACCATAGAGGATTTGCTGGTCTTCGTAATGATGCCATTGGTATATGCAAAGGTGACTGGGTTCTTGTTCTTGATTCTGATGAAACAATCCATCAGGATATGTTTTGGGAAATTCTTCCTATGGTTCAGTCCGAACAAATATTAGCATATTTTTTCCCCAGAGTTTTATTGTTCCCAGATAGCGCAAATTACATAACAAACGCTTATCCTGATTATCAGATGAGATTATTTAGGAAACTCCCAGGAGTTAGATTTACAAGAGAAGTCCATGAGTATCTTGAATTCGTCGATAAAGACGGAAAGATTTTTTCTTTGGGAATTAATCAGCCAAATACAAAGATAACTCATAAAATACATATCTACCATTTCCAGCTTCTTTCTTCAGAAGAAAAGTTAAAAGAAAAAGGACGGAGATGGATGGAGCAGTCCAAAGCAAGCAAACAAGCCGGGTTTGAGATAGTAGGGGAAGATGCCTATGTTTTTAATCAGTATCAGCATCAGTTCTCTCCGCTTCCAAACGACCTAGTATTAGGAATGGAAGTAAAGAGAACCGAATGGGATATCTTAAATAAGATACGAGAAAAAATAGATGCAGAAGTTCAGTTCGATGAAAAAGGACAAGCAACTTCAAATATTAATACAAGAGAATATTGGAATGAGTTATTTAAAGAACACGAACTGTCTGATAGTGCGATAAATGGTCAGTTGCCAATAATTAATTTTGGATGCAAAGACGCTGCTCAGTTCTATAAAAAATTTATAGATGATTATGCGAAGATACCAGTTAAGAAGATTTTAGAAATTGGTTGCGGGACAAAAACAGAAGCACTAGAGCTTCATAAAATGGGTTATGATATGACAGTTATCGATATATCTGATTATATGATTCAAAAGCAAAAGGAGAATTGTAATGGTCCTAAATATTTACAAATGGATGCAAGGACTTTGGGATTCAGTGATAGTGAATTTGACTTTATTTATTCATCTGATGTATTGGAACATTTTCCTGAAACTGAAGAAACCATCAAAGAATGGTTACGTTGTCTTAAACCAGGGGGTCATATGCTCATTACAACCGTCGGACCCGACCATGAAAAGCTCGCTACGCATTGCAAACTTTTTACTAAAGAAAGCCTCACGAAAGAGTTAGGACTTGATGGAGACGGTCTTAAATATCATGTTTCTGTCATTAAATGTGGTGATTATGAAAATATGGGCAGGGGAGATAGGAATATAACCTTCTGGATTCATAAGGCAATAAATAAATGATAGATAAAAATAAAAACAAGATAGCTCAGTTGGGATGTTGTGATAGTCTTTGGGGGAGAACATGGTATTCTGAATGGAAGAATGACGATGATAGATTGCGTCTTAAATTTATATTAACAAATCTCAAAGGAAAGTCTGTATTGGATTTAGGTTGTAGTGACGGAATTATTTCGATAGAAGCAGCAAGACAAGGGTTATTTTCTGTTGGTGTTAATATGAATTCTAAAGAACTTGAAATGGCACACGCTTTTCTTGAAAAAGAGGACGAGTATGTAAAGAACAGGGCAACATTTCTTACACATGATATTGAAGACTTTGAAACATCTGCGTCATTTGACAATATTATTTGTGCTGAAGTATTAGAACATCAGGTTGACCCAGAAGTTATAGTTAGAAAGATACACGAAATTGCCGACAACAGTACGAACATAATTATAACTGTTCCAAATAGAAATGTTAAAGAAGGATATAACGCAAGATGGGAACTTGCAGGAATTCATATTCAATTTTTTAATATTGATAGTTTATCTGCGTTATTGGGAAAGTATTTTAGTAACATAACATTTTCAAGTCTTTATGATGATGGAAAAATACACGATGCTCCTTTCCTATTGGTAGTAGTTAATGGAAAAAAATAAAATCAAAAATATTATATCAAAATGGAAACCTGTTCTTGGTTTGAGTGATTGGGATATAAAACATAAGCTCATAAACCAAAAACAAAACGAATTTAAAGAACAGACGGCAATCGCATATATAAAATATGATTGTCTTAGGAAAATGGCTTGTATTTTTGTAGCGAAGTCAAAAAGGGTTGATAGATGCAAACTCGAAGAAGTCGTTTTACATGAAATCCTACATCTAAGATATTACGGGGTAAAGGAATGTTTCGATGAGATAGTTAATAACTATGTTAGAAGTAAAAAGACAAGAAAAATATATCAGGAACAATTATCTACAAGAATAGAAATTCTTATAAATGATACTGCAAAAATGTTGATTAGTGGAGGAAAACAAAATGGTGTGTAAAGTTTGTGGAGGAGAAAACATAAAAGAAAACATATTTTCATGGAATACAATTCAATATGACAAATGTGAGTGTGGTATTGTATTTAAACATGATATGACTCTTGAATCTCACTACACTAATGATGATTCATATAGAGATTATATGTTCAGAGAGGCACAAATGTATGAAGATTTTGAGAGTAAGATACTTTATCTGAAAAGAATTAAAAAATCAGGAAGTCTTCTTGATGTCGGTTGCAATTATGGATTACTTATGAATGTTGCAAAGGATTATGGATATGAAGTGAATGGAATAGAGCCTTCTCTTTCTTGTGTTAGATATGGCAAAGAGCGATTTGGATTTAATATAATTTGGGGTGTTCTTGAAGAACCCACAAAACAGAAATATGATATCATAACATTTAATCATGTTTTAGAACATACAATAGACCCTATAAAAGTTCTGAGAGCAGCAAATCTTTCTCTTAATGAAGACGGGATAGTTCTTATTGCGTTTCCAAATTTTGGATGTGAGGAAGCGCAAAAGAATCCTACTACTTGGCCAACGCTTTGTCCTCATACGCATAATTGGCAGTTTACATTGGAAACAGCTTCGGCGGTACTAATGGCAGCAGGGTTTGATGTTATAAGCAATCCAGAACTTACAGGCAATCTTGTGTTGATTGGGAGAAAAGCACAGGTGGGGGCTTATCCTGTTGTTGATATTAAGAGACACGAAAGAGACCATGTAGATATCATTCTTCCAATATATAACGGGGATTATACAAAGACCTTTGTAAAAGAATTATATGAAACCGCAGATTATCCTTTTAAACTTTACATAATAGACGATTGTTCTAATGATGGTATTGCTGACTATATTAAAACAGAAGTTCTTCCTAAACACAAAGAAATTGTTTATATTAGGAACGAAGAAAATCTTGGATTTTTAAAAACAGTCAATGTTGGCATTAGAGCATCGGAAAATGATTTTGTATTGATAGCAAATAACGATTTAAGGTTTCTGAGAAAAGGATGGCTTTCAACAACGGTCAATACACTCAAAAATAATAAAGATATTGGAGCGGTGGGCATAGAATACTTACATAGTGACGTTGATTTTGTTACGATGTGTTATTTTATGACGAAAAGAAGCATCTTGGATAGAATTGGATATCTCGATGAGTCTTTTGCGCCTGGAGTATTTGAAGATGTAGAATTTTGCACTCGTTTGCAACTTATGGGATATGGTTGTGTTGCAATAGACATTCCTGTTGCTCATTTAAATAATAACGGACCGCAGCAAAACATTACCAAAGAAAAACTTACCGAAATAAATAGACAGAAGTTTCTTGCTAAATATAATTTTGTTCACAGAGATTTCAAAATAGTATTTCATATGAACAATCAGCTATGGGTTGGAGGCATTGAGGAAGTTATAAAAAATCTTATAAAATACAAAGACGAAGGATATGAAGTTATTGTTGCGTCCCCTCAAGACGGTCGTATGGCAAAAGAAATGAGAGATTATGGAGCAACTGTTTTTATTGGAAATTTCACAAAAATATACAATTTAATAAATATAATAAAACCAGATATAATTCATACGCACACTTCTGGTTTGCTCACATATGGAAATCATTTGGCTAATTTAATAGTTCCGAAACCTATTCGAGTTGAGACAATTCATTCTCCAGGAACGAACAATGCAACCGAAGATAAATTAGATGCTCTAGTTTCGGTTAGTAATGATACATTTTTGAGACAGAACTTTAGTAGAACAGTTGAGATATTAAATGGCGTTGATTTTGATAAGTGTAAAAGAGAAGAAATAGGGAAACCTAAAGAAACAAATAAAATAGTAATTGGAAAAACATGCAGAATGGCTAAAGATAAAAAGGTTCTTGATTTTATTTTGGCTGCATATTATCTGACAGAAAAATATAAAAACACAAAATATAATTTGGAGTTTCATTTGGTCGGAGACGATAGCACAAAAATTTATAGAGACAAATGTGTATTATTTGCAAAGCAGCTTGGACTCGGAAATCTTTTCTTCTATCCAGAAACCAGAGAAACTTCTTTTATGAATGGTTGGGATATAGGCTTAGCTCCGACATGGAGCGAGGGATTTGGTATATCAACGGCAGAGATGGTTGCATTTGGTTTGCCAGTAGTGACATATAATTGTTTTGCCAATCCAGAAATAGTTTTAGACGGAATTAATGGATTTTTAGTTGATGTTGATGATATAAATGGTTTGGTTGAAAAAACATCCAATCTAATCGAAAATAAAGAATTGAGACTTCAGATGGGAGAAAATGGGTTATCCCACATACAAAATTTTGATGCAAGAAATATGTCGAAAGAATATTACGATTTATATAATAAACTACTAGGAGAAAAAGTTGGGTAATCAACATTTATGTACGATTTGTCATAAGCTGCTTGCTAAGAGAGATTGGGTGGGAGGGATTTGTGAAAAGTGTGCTAATCCAAGTACAGAGGTTCTTTTGTATGATTCTAAAGTAATACTTCATGTCAAGAATAAAGAAGAACGGAGTTTGTTAGAGGGGTGGGCAAAAGACTACAACGAAATCGAGTTCGATGTTCCTGACCCATATAATGATATATCAGCACTTCTTCTCTATCGTTTAGAAACATATAGGATAGGAAAATCTCTTGTCAATGTCAAAGATGAAGCAGAAAGAAAGAAACTCCACGAATCACTTAATTATTCCACAAATCAGATAGAAGGAATTCAGAAGAAGATAGGAATAACTAGAGACAAAATTCAAAAGAGAAAAGGTTCTGCCGAAGTAATGTTCCCCCAGCTTATGAAAGAATTCGCAAAATACAGAGCGGAGCATCAACACGTTTTTAGAGGAATGGCAGTATGCACTAAGTGTAATGAGAGGATAATCGTTAAGAGCTTTCTTCCCACATTTGAACAGTGGTCAATAAAAAAACTGGAAGACCTGGCAGTACAACACACAGACTCACAAACACTTATTAATCAGTATAGAAAACATATTGAAGCATTTGGGAACCCAGAGCAATATAGCGAAGAAATCAGGAGATTGATTGAAAATGTCACAGATGCAGATAATCAGGAATAACATTGGCAAAATATAAAACGAAAATTGACGCCGATTTCCTTTATCTGTTGTCGTGTTTTTATGACCCCGCTTCTTTCTTCGAGTTCTTTAATTCGCAGGAACATACAAAAGACGGCAAGCCATATGAGCTTATGCAGCCGTTTCTTGATTACTCATATTCTCGTCTTATAAAAAATCATAGGTGCTTGGCTTCTTCTCGTAATTGCCAAAAAACAACATTGCTAGAGAACGAAACGCTCCAAGACGCTTTAACAAGAGTTGACCAGAAGACAGGATTTATTGTTCCTTCGGAAAAGCACATGATTGAGGTAGCAGAAAATCTTGTGAGAAAAACCCAGACATATCCTCTACTTAAACTTTTCTTCAAAGATTGGTATGTTAAAAATAGATACATGCAGTTCCATACTGGTCACATGATTGAGTTCAGGATAATGGGACATGATTATACAGGAGAAAAATCAGCAATCGCTTTACACTGTCTTGATGGGGACCAAGAAGTGTTGTTTTATGACGGAACCAAGATGAAGATAAAGGATGTTGTTGAGAATAAAGTTTCTAAGAGGGTTGTATCATATTCGCATCATTTAGGTAAAATTGAGGCAAGTAATATTGTTAATTGGTTTAAATTCAAGAATCATAAAGACGTTTCTGAAGAAGTAATTGAAATTGTTTTAGATAATAACGAAAAAATTGTTTGTACGAATGAACACATGTTTCAAACTGCAAGAACAAGCAAGACTTTTATTCCTGCAAAATATCTTTATATTAACGACAAACTATACAAAAATATTTCATTTAATTGTAAAGTAGTCGAATGGTGGAATGACAACAAAAGAACAGATGAATATATAAGAGGCTTGCTCTTAGGAGACGGAAGCATTTCTCGTCACAAATCGACGCATAATGCAAGAATTAAAGTGTGTCATTGTTCTAAACAAAAAGAATATTTGGATTTACAGAAAAACATGTTTTCTGATGTGGGTTATAGTGAGTATAATAGCATTACAGAATACAAGTCTCATGTATTTTCGGTGCAGAGTCGATGCTCAGAGAAGTTTAATAAATATCATGATGAACTGATAATCGGCGGTAAAAAGACGGTAACACAGAAATATCTTAATAAACTTACCCCGCTTTCTATTGCTGTATGGTATATGGATGATGGGAGCCTATCTGGAGATTCTTTGAGGTTAGCCACTCACGGATTTTCAAAGGAAGAAAATGATTTAATTTCTGAATATTTCAAAGATAAATGGGATATAGATAATGCAGTAATGGAAGATAAAAGAAAAAATTTGTTTTTTATCTATTTAAAAGATATTGATAAATTTTTGAAACTCATTGGTCCGTATATACCAACATGTATGCGATATAAACTTAGCAGAATTGTTTATGTTGGAATAAAATCATTAAATCGAATAAAATATGATAAGCCAGTTTATGATATAGAAGTTGAGACAAATCATAACTATTTCATTAATGGAATTCTTTGCCATAATTGCCAAAAAAATGTAGTTGACGAATCACAGAATATCCCAAAAGAATATTTACAGCAGTTGACCCCAGGTTCGACACAAGGTTTTGAATATTTAATAGCGGGAGTTTCAAACAACATACGAACAACCGCTTTATGGTATGGCGTAGCAGACCCTATGTTTGTTTATCTACGCTATGCAATGTATGAGGGACCAAACTGGTCAGATGATATGGATAAGATGATGCAAGAGCAGACTGGTGGCAAAGAAACACAGGGATGGAAGACGCTTGTTGAGGGCAGATGGGGTGAGAGAGCCTTTAATGTGTTTCCGATGAACAAGATTTGGGAAGCATCAATGATGTTTCAAAAAAACAAACATCTATATTCAAACCAGATATTCCATGACATGACTACAAACGAACTTCTATCTAAATTGGTTCTTCCTGCGTTAGATGGAAAATTTTGCGAATATATTTTGGGAGTTGATGTGGGAGGAAATTCAAATAATTCTCCTTCTGAAATTGAAGTTTGGGGTCTTAAAATTAGGGGAGATAAGTTGGGTTGGATTCTTGTTTATAAATTGTCATTATACAACATAGGTACTGTTATTCAGTCTGAAATAGTTGATTATATAGCATCTTATTTTAATGTAAATGGATTAGGTATTGATGCTCAAACAGTGGGTTCTGATTTATATAGAAACCTTACTGAAGGCAAAGTAATTTCGGACCCAGCCAAAGTAGAACGATATAAGAATATATGCAAACCATTTATCATGAACTCAATGGTAGTTGTCGATAAATTATTTAACAAGCAGAAGCAAAAAGACGAAGAACTAAAACAACCTGTTAAGATGAAAGCGACAATACTACTTCAAGAGTTGTTCAGACAAAATCTTATAGAGCTTCCTGGCGTAAAAGAGATAATGGAGTCATTTCAGGCAGAAACATGGCAGTCTAATAGGCAAAGAATAGGCGGAATGACATATATGAACGATAAGAACGAACATTTAGTAGATGCTGCTAGAATGGCTGTTATGGCTAGATGGACAATAGAGCAAGAAGGACTGCTACCACAGGAAGCAGAAGCAAGAGATATCCCAGGACCAAATATCAGGAGAATGAAATGATTTCGTTGTGTAAAAAGTGCTGGTGTATGACAAAGAATAAAAAAGTAAAAGGGACAAAGAATGATTGGGTTTGCGGTAAATGCGGAGCAAAGAAAGATAGGATAAAATGAGACCAAAAAGTGACTGGAGACCAGACTATGACAAGGAATTGATTGAAACATATAGAAAAGAACACCCCGAACTTATTAAACAAATGGAAAAAGAAGTTCTTCAAGAGAATAAAAAAACAACAAAAGAACACTTAAAAATTATAATAGATAAAATGATTTTGCCACCAGTATTAGAGCGTTCAGAAAGGGATGATACATGGAATGGTCGTAATGTAATACCTCTTTCTCAGGTTTCTGAAAATATAATAATTAATAAAATAGCGTAAGGACGCCAAAAATTGTAAATAAATTTGGCTTTATGTGGGCATAATATGAGAAGCAATGACTAAAACAAATAACTTGAAACAAAATGGTCCAGGCTTCGTTCGTAAAACAAATTCTCAATATGATAAACAAATGGATGCTTTCCGAAGCTCCATAGGTAATCTATTTACTTCAAATGACCCCACGCTATCTTCACAAGGCAAAGTCGAAAAGCTCATGCAGCAAGGATATTGGGGAGATGTAATAAAATCTCTCAAAATATACGAATCCGACGCTGTTATTAAAAAACTAATAGATGAAAGCACTTACTGTGCAAACACAAAAGTAATGTTTTCATCTACTGATGATGAGAAAACCAAAGAAGTATATGAGGAATGGGCAAAACGAATAAACGAAGATGTCCCTAATGTAATTCCTGGTATTAATACTGTTGCTGAATGGATATTACTTTCTTTACTTAAAACAGGAATGGCTGTTCCTGATTTTGAATGGCAAGACATTGATATCAATGGCGAAATATATACGCTTCCAATGAAACTCAATGTTCATCCTACCCTTGCAGTTAAATTAAAATCAAGTCCTCTTAAATTTGGTTATGAAGAAGTATGGCTTGGTTTAAATATTACTTCAGATGATTTCAAGAAAGAAACAGCAAATGCAGACCAATCATATTTAGTAAAATATGTCGAAATGGTCCCAGGAAATTCCCCTTATGGCGGAAAAGTTCTTAATGAAGTATGGCACGATAAAGCACAAACAAAAAACACAATACTTTGTGTTAAGAAGCCCAACGCCTTTGCCCTAAAGTATAAATGGTCAGCACAAGACACGACATATTATCCTATTCCTCCTCTTAAAGCGTTGTTTGCTCCTATTGCAATGAAGCACAAGCTCCAAGAAGCGGATATGTCCTTACTTCAGAGAGTAATCAGTAGGATTATACATGTCAAAGTTGGCGATAAGGACAATCCTCCGAAACCAGACATCGTTGATAAAGACGGAAATGTGACTAAAAAAGGAACACTCACACTTTATTCAGAAATGTGGCAAGAAGGCGAAGGCACACAAATATTCACTACTGATTATACAGTGTCAATTGAAGATAAAATACCAGACTTGGAGTTAGTTCTAAATCAGGCAAAGTATATACCCTCTCTTATGGAAATAATGGGAGCTTTTGGTATCATGCAAGACCCAGACTCTAAAGTGGGGTCTGCTCCTCATGCACAACTTAATTTGACTAAATATGAGAAATATCTCGAAGACTTGCAAAAAATAGTTATCGGATATATTAAATGGTTATGCAAAGAAATAGATAAAAAGAATCCGAAGATAAAAAAACCGTCTAATATAGTAATGAATCCCCCCTATATCGATACTGCAACACAGAAATCTCTAGCTGATTTATTTAAAATGGGAGCAGTAGATATTTATACCCTTCTTGAATCTATTGATTTGGACCCGACACAGATTAAAGCCAGGAAAGAAAAACAGCTTGGTGATAATATGACGAACGGAGAGAATGTTTGGAGTCCGCCAACATCTCTTGTTCAAATCGCAAAAGACAAAAATGGTTCTATGAAAGAAGAATTTTCTGAAGATTCGGAACCAGGACGCCCCACGAAAAAAGAAAAAACAGACGAAATGCAGTCAGAAGAAATAAAACAGTAGGGAGATAACAATGCCAGGATATCCGAAGAATTTTTTAGCTAATTGGGTTGCACAGGCTTCACCAAAAGCCATGATTGACCAACTGGAAGACAATATAGAAGTTGTTGTTGATGAACTCGCTTCTGGTCTGCTGGGTTACGAACCTGATATAACAACGAATAGTTTAAGTGGAAGCATGATACTCAATGCTACTATTGGTTCATCAAAAATTGTCGTAGCAGATTGGGCGACGAAACAGAACGCAATAGCTCTCAGTTCATTGTCTGGTGTTTATTTGGCAGATGGAAGCGTTCTTGCAAGAAAAACAGATTTTTTGACTGTTGGCGTGTCTGGGTTATCTTTAGGAAAATTCGGTCCATTAAGGGACGCTGATGGAGTAAATGTTTATTTATATATTAGTGGAGGGGCAGTACAAACAAGTAGGACATAAAATATGAAACAGATTACATATTCAAACGAAAAAATATCTAATACCTCATTTCAACTAATCAAAGAATTGGGTCGTGATGAAGTTAATGCAAGATTTCCTTATCTCGCTGGTAGAGAAAATGCAAGAGTTATAAAACTTAGTTTTCCTGTAGGTATAGAATCACATGATGGAGGAACTAAAAGAATTTTAGACGCTTCTACTGCAAAAGATAAAGCGAAATCTTTAAAAGATATGCCTATTCATTTTGCATTTGACGAAGCAGGTCTTCCGTCTTTACATCATGACGGAGACGAACAGAATAGACCAGAAGTGGGACATATATTAGAAGCGGAGATGATAGGCGATAATGTTGTTTGTTATGCTTTGCTTCATCCAGTAACACAAAAAAGAGCTACCGAACTCATACAAGCTAATAGAGCAAAACTGGGAAATTCCTGGGAAATAATAGCAAGAGACGGTATTCTTGATGAAGCAAACAATACCGAAACGATTACAGATTGGGAATGGGTTGGTTTGGCAATTTTGGATAAGGAAGCAGCAGCTTATCCTGAATCAAAAGTTCTTGTTGCAAATAAACAGGTACAGGAGGTTAGGTCAATGGGAGAAGTAGAGGTTAAGACAGGGATTATAAAGGTAGTTGATGAGACAGTTGCTAGGGAAAACGCAGAACTTAAAGCGAAGATGGCTGAGGTGGATAAAGCGAAATTGGAAGCGGAAAAGAAAGATATCGCTGACAAGGCTGCTGAAAAGGCTACTGCCGAAGCAGAAATAAAAATAAAAGAAATAGAGAAAAAAGCCAATGAAGCGCAAGAAGCATTGGATAAAATAACTAAACAAGTTGATGAGGAGACAAAAAAAAGAAATGACGAAACTCAAATTGCCGAAGATAAAGCTCGAAAAGATAAAGCAGTTGTTAGGACTACCGAGCTTAAAGAGTTTATGGACACGGTTAAGAAAGAAGAAGATAAAACCAAAATCTTAACAATGCTGGAGAAAATGTCAGATGAAGAATATGATATTTTCAAACTTGGTAAGATAAAGACAAAAACAAAAGATAATGAAATGCTTACATCAATGGGACCTGTAATTCCTTCGTTTGCCAGCAAAACATTGGGTGAAGTAACACCCGAAGATTTACAGAAAACATATGGTAAGTGGGCAAAATAGAAGGGAGGGGAAATTAAATGGTTTATAGTACGGTTTTTCAGACGAGAGCTGGTTCCAATGATAGAATCATAAATGATTTGAGGACGGGGGTTGCTTTGTCTGGCGGTCTTGCGGTTGCTATGTCAGGTGACAGTCTGTGTCTCGCAACTATTAATGATGTTCCGCTTGGTTGGGTAGGAAACTATTACAATTCAGGGGAAGTTGTTACGGTTATTAGAGACGGCAGAGTTACAGTTCAGTGTGCGGAAGCTGTTAGTGCTGGTGTAGATGTTTGCGCTGGTGTTAATGGAACAGTAGAAATATTTTCTGTGACTAGGCACAAAACTGGCGGAGCTACTGCTTGCGGAAAAATGATTGAAGTTACGGCATCTGGTCTGTATGGACAGATGGAAATTATATAAGAAGGGAAGGTGAATTCTAATGGCTCAAGTTATTGATTTATCATCTTATTTAGATAATACGGCGTTACAGCCCGAATATCTAACAGGATTGATTACAAGGATTGCACAGGGTAAAATGGTTGCTGAAACTATTATGCCCATTGAATCTGTTCCTACTCAGGATTTCGGTTATCATGTAGAAGTCGATTACGCACAGTTCGGTATTCCTACTGAAAAGGGCGAAAAAGGCGGACCTACACTGGTACAGGCAGAGTTTACGAAAGCATACGGTTCTACTGTAAAGTATTACGAGGGTGCTGAGCTTACTGCCGACTATCTCAGACAGCGTTCATATGGTTGGGTTGACAAAATTGGAGAGCTTGTAAATCGTATAGCTTCCAAAATACAGCTTGGTGTTGAGAATGACATTCTTACCGCACTTCAGAATACCACAAGTGTTCAGATTCAGGCTGCGACTGGCTCATGGGTAAATAAATCTGCTGCAAAACCTCTCGATGATATCATAGCTGCTTCTGAAAAGATTCAGCTTGAGGAAGCAATGGACCCAGATTCTCTGCTTCTGTATGTTCAGGACTATAATCGACTGATTATGACTGACCAGATAAGGGCAACTTCTCAGTATATCAAAAATGTTAATTCAGGTAAAGACCTGTTTATCACTGATATAGCCAATGGTATTAGACTTATGCCGATGCTGGCAAGGTACAATGCTGCTGGTACTCTGACCCCGCTTCTGCAACATTCTGGAATTCTTCTTCCCGCAAACATGGTAGGAAAACTCTATGAGTTTGAACCTTATGTTGGCGATTCGATAGAAGACAAAAAGAACCAGCTTATTCTGCTTACTGGTAAAAGACAAGCGAAATGCGTAATCACGAACCCTAAACGCATCACAAAAATAACGGGTATATAGAGCAGTGAGCGTGTAGGTAACCCCTACACTCTCTTATGGGGGCGAAGGGTAAAACTGAGACCCCCCATAAAAGAGGAAAAAAATGGAAAAAATAACATCATGTGAATTGTCTGGAGTAAGAAGGGCGATAAACGACCCTGCTGCTGTTACTTATTCTGATGCGAGTTTATATGGATATGTAGGAGATGCTATTTTAGAACTTAGTACAAAATACACATGTCAAGAATTTGAAATAAGTGGCGGTGTTATTAATCCTGCTCCATCATATGCCGAACAATCTATTCTTGATTTACAGACCAAAATTTGTATCATGAATAGTAATTTATTTTCTTCAAGTCTTAATGGTGGCATTTCTTATTCTGACCCCGTTAAAAAAATTGATACAACCGGGTTGTCTCAAAACATTAGTGTCGGGATAAATAAAGAAGAACAAAAACTAGAAAAACTCATTAGGTCATTAATGATGGACAAAGTTGACCCTGTTGGTAAACCTAGTTGGCAATCAAGCACTTCAAATGAAGATGATAGTATAAGTTTAAATATTTTGGAGACATAATGAGCCAGTTACCGCTTTCTGCTACTCAATGGAATTATATAAAAGGAATAAAGGATGATATTAGAAATTATTCTTTAAATACAAGCTATGTCGTACTTAGAACCAAAACAAGGGGCGGGTTGGTTTCTGGATTTAATGCTGACATTTGGGACACAAATTATGCGTCAGATAGTATTGTTGATGAAGTCATAAGTGGTGAGTTTTTTGATACGGCAGGAAAAAATTACCAGTATGTTGAAGGCGGAAGATTTCAAGGTACTGATGCACAGTTTCTAACGCTTTTTAATTATAAAAATTCTTTTCAAAATTGTAATGAAGTTTGGAAGAATGTTACATTTAGTGGGGGCTTGATACCAGTATATGTAAGTGGGACAAACAATTTTGTTAGTGGCGATGCTTATCAAGTATTAGGAATTCGAGAGCTTCCTTATTCGTACGAGCTGAATTTGTATCTCAAATTAAAAATATAGCCGAAGGCAAGAAAAATAAAGGGGAACCAAAATGACAGCATTTCAAGATATAAGTTCATTTAATAGTTATTACAATGTTACGAAGAAGCTAGGATTGCCTGGAGATACCGAGGTATTAGCATCTGGGATAGAAAGAATTTGGACAAATTCGGTTTTTGCCAAACTTGATATTATAAATTCAGGTATTCAAAATATTGATTTAGCAATAGATGTCACTCTTGCTGGAGCAGTTTGGGCTGATGGCTTTGAGGTTTCTGGAAGTATGTTAGCAGCAACTGTTCCTTTTATAAGCGGTAAATTATCAACTCTCCAAACTCAAATGGGTGCGAACACTAAATCAATAACTGACAAAATAGATGCGGTTGTATTGGGGCAGATTTGGCAAGACGGATTTGAACCTTCAGGAAGTTTGTTAAATGCGTCTATTTCTTCAAGGGCAACACAAACATCTGTTGATTTAATTTCAGGAATGATTGGAATTCTTCCTGGGGATTTGAATAGCATAAATTTGGCAGATGTTTCTACGATGTCGGGATTTATGGTTCCTAATATAAAAAGCGATATTTTACAAAATTTTAATTATTTAAGTGGTATGTTAGGAATTCTTCCTACTGAATTTAGTGTTACTTTAGATTTGTCGGGACAAACAATTGCAGTAACTTTAGACCCAGAAGGAACATGGGATGATAGGTTCTTACCTAGTGGTTCATTGCTTCCGACAATTGACACGAAGATAGATGTTCTGTCTGGATTGATTGGTATTTTACCAGGAGACATTTCTGCATTAGCTCTTGAAAATAGTGTTGGTATTGTTTCTGGACTATTAGGAATTATTCCTACTGATTTAAGTTCACTATCTTCTCAGTCTTCTCTTGATGATTTGTCTGGAATTGTCGGATTATTGCCAAATGATTTAACGGATATATATGATTTTGTTCAATATGTTTCAACAGACCCAGCGACAGAATCAGCAGCTACAACTAATTATGAAAACCTTTCGGGAATGATAGGGATATTACCGACAGATAATGCAGCAGTTCAGTCCTCTTTGGATTTGATATCTGGTCTTGTTTCCGCAATTCCAGCAATAGAAACACCATTGGTTCTTACTAAAGGAACATATTTTAAAACTAAGACAGCATCGGCAGCCAATTATGGTTCTGGTATATTTGTAGGGCTTTATTCTGGTCTTGCAAATGCAGATATGACAATAAATGCTTTTACTATTTCAGACGCTTCAGCAACTATGGGTTCTAACAAAGTTAAAATATTAGATAAAGATGGGATAAGAATATTTCCTTATACAGACGGAGTTTCATATACACCAGGAACAGAAAACGTTCTTACTGACCAAATAGGTCTTGTATCTGGAATGTCTTATTTCATGCAAGTTTATTGTGAAAGTATTAGTGGTGGAACAGGAACAGCAACGCTTTCTTCGATGAAAATAATAGAAAGAATTTAATATGTCAGAATTCTATTATAAAGTTCCGACAACAATGACGGGCGGAGAAGATGACCCCGTTGTGCGATTTCTTAAAAAGTACAACCAAGAAGGGGCAGAGGTCAGGATATCTTACGGTGACGGCGTGGCGGTTGTTCAGATAACTGCCGAGAAAGAACCTGTGATAGAGGATGCAAAAACTTGTGAGAAGATTACTGATATTAAAACTTACTCTGATGTGAAGTTACCAGGGTTTAGTGCAACCAACTTTACTGCTGATGCTGTGCGGAAGGACAAATAATGGCAACAGTAACAATAGGGCATAGTAAAACATATGATTGGAGTAAAGGCGCATTAGTAAATCTTCAGCATACCAATATCACCACAAATAGTGGGGCGGATGGCTGGATGGTTTTGGCTTTTGAAGCGTCTACCACGGAGAAAGCATGGAGTAATTTAACCGATTGGACTGTTTCTGCTAATGGGACGGCAACGGCGACATCTGATGGAACCGAGCTTACCCTTACTAATCCGACAGGTGTTGTGAATATTAGCAAGACATCCTTTTTGGATGCCGATGTTACCCATACTGTATTGAATTTAATCAAGTTCGATTCGTATGGGACAACCGCAGCTCAGTGGAACGGTTTCACCTTGTATGGAGGGGACGGAACTCGCAGACGAGCCTACAACTGGCATTCAGATGGGACATATGAAGACTTATATAATTACAGTCCTCCAGTAGGCGATGCTGTAAAGTATGATACAACATACCCAATAGACACATCTAGATACCATATAAGAGGGTATTACAATGCTGATGGTGCTGATGCAGATGTAATGGTAATTGATGGCGAAGAAATTCTCACAGGAATTGACACCTACACATCCAGTTCTGACTCCCGTAAGTTGATGTTAGAAAATGGCGGGAATCCTGTAACCGTTAAAGTATTATGGACGAAGCATTGGAACACACCGACACCGTGGGAAACGACGGACGCAACATGGACTTCAACTTACGACGATGCCATATTTGATGCGGGTTCAGGCAATCAGTGGAAGAAGCTGGACTGGACAGCAGTAACCGCCAACTCAACTGGTTTAGTTATGAAAGTCAGATGTGCTGCAACTTCAGGAGGACTAAGCTCTGCAACTTATGAAACCGTCACAAGCGGGACAGACTTCACAACAAAAGACCGCTACATACAGATCGAGTGTACAATGAGCGACGCCTCAAGCGGGCGGTTCACCCCCGTACTGAAGGACTTAACTATGACGGATGAGGAAGGTTCAGGTCCAGTAACACCGACAGTAAATAAGTCTGGAAATATACTAAGAAAATTTATTAGGATGTGTAGGGCAACTTTATGAGTGCAGAATTTGTATCAACAAACGACCAAGTAAAACTAATTGATAACTACGGATGGAATGTTGAATGTACTCCTATGGATGAATTAAGAACAGTAGAACCTGTTCGTTTAGTTGGTGCTACATTTGTTGGAACATCTATTGATTCAAATTTTTGGACTGCAACACTAACATATAGCGGAACTGCTACACAAGCAAATAATCAGATAATTTTAAATAACAACACTACAATAACGGGAGGAACTGCGGTTCTTCAATCATTTAGAACAGCAAGATATATTGGAGGTTCCGCAAATAGGTATCGGGCGCAGATACAATTAGGTAATACTGGTGTGGTTAATAACGTGCGTAAATGGGGAGCATATGATGGGACAGATGGAGCATATTTTAAATTATCAGGAACAGAACTCGCTGTTTGCACTTTAAAAGGAGGGGTAGAATCTCCCGTAGCTTCGTCTTCTTGGAACAATAATCAAACAATTCCTACGGTGTCTGATGTTAATTCTTATGAAATATATTGGACAAATGCCAAAGTATATTTTGTTATTGGCGGAGTTTTAAAACACACCGCTTCATTTTTAACTACAACGTGGTCTAATACGACAAATCTTCCAGTACGGATGGAAACAATTAATACTGATATTAATAGTAATAATACTATTATGGCAAGAGTATCTACTATATATAGATTGGGGCAGTTGAAAACGCTTCCCACATATAAGCACATATCAGGAGCAGCTTATACTCAATGTAAAAATTCTCAGGGAAGTTTGCATCAAATTGTGATAAATAATCCCGCCACTGGAGACATATCAGTTTATGACAATCTGAGTGGTTTCTTTTCAAATGTTATAGCGAGAGTGAATTCTGCTAATAATACCCAGCCTTATAATTTATTATTTGATTGCCCGTTTTTTAATGGACTTATGATTGAATCGTTAGCCAATCAAGACCTAACAATTGTTTATGAGTAATATATGGTAAATTCAATTACAGAAGAAGATTATATAAAGAACATGACAAGTTCTTTGATAGACTATACCAAATCTGGTGTTGGTACTACAATAACTATTAATAATGTCACTTATAATTTGACATATGATTATAACTTTCCAAAATACACAAAAGATTTTGAAAATTTATTACCAATCATTATTTTTGACCATATAGGAACTGACCAAGACACTGATTTTGGTCTGGGCAATACAAAGAAATATATGTCAACAATAAGGATTTATGGATTTTGTGGAGGGACCAAACCAAATGACGAAAGACATGACGAAGAAATGAGAGTCAAACTTATGTCACTTATAATGAAAAATTTAAGCGACAAATATGCAATACCGTTTAAGGAGGGTGCAGTAGTAAAAGGCAGGATGGAAACAAAGGCAAGTATCAAAAAACTGGAAGCAACATCTTTGAGTGTAGTCGATAGACACCGATGGGTTGCTGACGTTTTTGTAAAAATGGCATACAAGAGATAACAAAGGAGAAATTAAATGGCGAATCTGACATACACTGACTCAATCACGCTTCCTTCCGATAGATACCAAGTTTATGCTGCAACAAAATTTGGTAGGTTTGTAAATATAGAGGCTTTGCAGAGCGTTGGTATTAATCCAACAAGACCGAATGAAGTCAAAGACCAAATAGGAGATGTAAGTCACAGAGGAACGAGCCTTAAACAGCCCATAGTCGCTGTACCACTTAATTCTCTTTTAGTTGATGCAACAATGCCACAGCTTTTAAGCGATAAAATGGGATGGGTGAATATAACACCCGCAGACCTGAATGGAACAACGCTTTCTGGTACGTCAAAAGTATATGCTAAAGTAGTTGCTCCTATTCTTAATTCTGGAGTATATGAAATTAGGGCGATAGCACAGGACAAAGTAAGTATTGCTGTTTCTGGTGGTGCAGTTAAAATTGCATCTCTTATCGTAGGTGCTGGCACTGACGCAAAACAAAGTAGCGTCGGAGTTCTTGATAATGGAATTGAAGTCGCTATAACTGATTTGTCTGGACTTCTGAGAGCAGGAGATACGGCTAAATTCGGAGTGGCTACGATAAACCATTGGGACGCAGAAGTTGATTTTAAACTTGCAAGCGTTGACATGCGGGTAGTTGTGAAAGACGGTATTGGAAACATACACAAAACTTTCTATCTTCCCGATATGGCTGCTATGAATCTAAATCAGAGCTTTACTGCTGACGGTGATGCGACTGAAGCTGTTGATTTTGAGACCGAGATATTCCAGCAATATGACGGATATCTTCTAAAGAGACAGGTTGTAGTCGGAACTGCAATGGCTGCTGCGAAACAGATAACATTTGATAATATATTTCCTAGTGAGTCTGGTATTGTAACTCCACAAGTTCACAAAACAGGTTCTCCTTATGCAGGAAAATATTTTACGAGAATAACAAAGACTTCAAGTGCTAATGTTGATACGGTTTATACCGAGCAGTCTGGGCTTCAGGCAACTGCTGCTGCAACTGTAAAAGTAGATGCTCCTACAAAGAAACTTGATTTCGATGCTCTTGCTGTTGGTGACAGGATTGAACTTACATTCTTTTCTATGAAGTCGGGTTCAGCCACAGAAACATTCAATGAAACATTTCTTGATAATCCTATTTCAGTACCAGGTGATTATATCCCTGTATCAATAGGAGCCAATGCTTATGACAGGGCAACTGCACTTTCAATAAGTACGGCGTTTAAGAGAGAAAGAAAACCGTATCTGGGTCAGACTGATGTTAAATATTCTCTTGGAAAAACTCCAGACATAACTGGTTCTGTTTCGGCGAGCGATGAAGACCTAGCACTTATAAGACTGCTTTCTAAAGGTTCTACGACCGACGGTGGCGTTGAATACTATGTAAAAGAAACAGGCGATTACACGAACATGAGCGGAGTAAATCTCCAGCTTGTTGCCAATGTAAAAAGTCCTGCCGATAATACAACGACTGTTGTAAAGTACACCATACCTACGATAGTAGTAACTGGATTTGACCAGAGTATAAGCGTTAGTGCTGACACGACTAGGAATTTCAACTGGATAAATAAATACGGAACCATGGACATCGACCGTAATCTTTGATGATATAGCTTCTTGGGGCTGAGCTTTTAATCAGCCCCTATTGACCCCTCTTTAGGAACAGGTTGGACACGGAAAAGGACAGGAAAGGATTATTTATATGAAAGAATCACTTTTAGACTCGATTGTATATAGAAACATGTTCGACATAACGGAGCTTTTGCTCGACCTTTGTAATATAAACATAGGTAATGCGGAAAAAAGGAATAGAATAAAACAAGCGTTCTTGATGATAACCCGCAGACAGAAAAACAGAGTTATTACAGGTTTCCTTCAAATAAACAATACAAAAAGATTAGATTTTCTTACAGGCTGTTTTAGAGAAAATACAGACCTACTTAAAAAACGAGTAGCCATAATAGAAGATTTGAGTGAAGATTTGAGAACCAAAATTTGCGAGGAGACAGATAAATACACAAACGAAGTAATCGCTAAAGTTGAAAGTATATGGAAAGAAAAAGGATTGGATTTGCTGACCGAAACACAAATGAAAGAAGAAATTTCGTGTTGGAAATCCTGGAAATAGGAAAAGGAGAAGAAAATGTTTAAGAAAGCCGAAAAGTTCAATTTTGAAATCATGCTCAATGGCAAGTATGATGCCGAAGGAAAAGCAGCCGTAACAAAGATATGCTTTATTCCAAAGAGCATTAGGGTGGAGACTAATGAAAAAGAAACATACCAAAAAGAAGTAGAGAAGATACTTCCAGAAGAAAGAACCAAGATAAACAAGATGTTTTATGATGCTATTTTGGTTCTACCACAAGAAGATATCATAGCTACATATATAGCTGAGAACGAAAATAAATATGTAGAAATAGCTCGTTCTTCTGTTATTGCTGATGGAAAAACTGATGATGAATTTAAACAAGCAATCAAAATGAAAGTTGATAAAATAAAGGAATCAGAAAAAGAAAAACTCGCTGGTAAAGATGTTATTAAGCTCGTAGCAGAAATAGCAGACAGGCGCACAGATTTATATACTATGACTAAAGCAATAACAAAAACTTTGCTTTATGTATTTAGCGAGTGCATTAGATATCAGGACGATACCAGTAAAAAAGTATTTAAAAATGCAGATGATGTTGAGGATTCGATAACAGAGAACGATATGACCATGCTCATAGACAAGTGGAGAGAATTTCGTGAGGGTATGGAAGAAGCTGACGCAAAAAACTCGTAAGGGAGTCTGGTTATGTTAGACAGGCTGAATTGTATGCACAAAGATATGGGATTGGACTTCAAGAACTGTTCTTTGGCAACGATTGGATTCCCGACGGCGAAATCGATGCTTTTTTCGTCCACATGGCGTATTGGTATAGGTACGCCGAATATGTTTCTGAACAAATGTCGTATAATGATATTGATGAGCTTGATGAAGATGTTAAATGGAATCCCGTTCAGTTCAACGCACTTATAGAGAAGATAAAGAAGCAAAAAGAGCAGGAAAAGAAACGTAAAAGTAAGAAAAAATGACGACACATTTTGAATTAGTAGCAACACCACAATGGGCTAAACGCTTTCAATTACTAAAAGATAGTATAAAAGTTCGTTTAGCCGATAAAGCAACAAACGCTGTTCAAATGGCTTTAGATACTGCTGCGGGTGCTGCTCCTGAATTTAATGAAGGTGAATACGATACTCGTATGTGGAAATGGATTTTTGAAAATAATCCAAATTACAAACCCAAAGCTGGTGCGATTAAAGGCGCACTGGTTTTTGATAGTACAAAAGACAGAAAGTATAATGCAGTTGAAGGATATATTGTAGGATATGGAAACATATCAAGATTGAATGAAGCCACTGATGGTTTCGGTGATTTTATTTATATTGGTGGTCCTCATGCAAATCAACCCGAAAAATGGGCGAGGAATATGGTAAGACCAAATCCAAATCATGGTATGGCATACCCTGGGGGGGTATTCCAGCCCAAGTCATTATTTGATTATGGGTTTTGGTATGCAATGGAATATGGTATGCAAGGAAAAAAACACACAGTAACACCAAGAAATTTTATGGGAAAAGGCACTCAAATAATTACAAAATTTTGGGAAATGTATATTAAAAAAGATGCTCTTAAATTAATAGCTAAAGACTGGAACGGAGTATAGAAATGGTATTCAGCGAAGATTTTTTTGTCAAACTAAGAATAGACGATACACAACTTAAAAATGATTTTAAGAAAGTAACTAATAGCATAACTGCATCCAGTTCGTCTTCGTCTGGTGCTAATGTTTTTGGTGCGCTTGATAAAGGAGCAATGTCTAATCTCGCTTCTATAAAAAATCTTGTCTCAAAAGGGTATCTTCCTCTCAATGAGGGCATTGCTCAAAGCAAAAAAATTATTGATGGAATGAATCTTGGTCTTAACACTTCTGCCGAAGTAATGAAAAGACAAGAACATAATCTTGTCAGGATGGCTGGTGGATTCAAAGCAATGGCTTCTGACATAGTTCATGCTACTTCCAAAATGTTGCTTTGGGGTGCTGCTGCGACACTTATTTATATGCCTATTCGTGCATTTACTTCGCTAAATGAAGCTGGAGAAAAATGGGTAAATACATTAGAAGATATTCAGGCACTCACAAATCTTTCAATAGAACAAACACAAAAACTCGCTTATATTACTAAGTCACAAGGTATTGACGAACAAGCTGTTTATAAAGGCATAGCAACACTTCAATCCAAACTTCAAACTGCTGGCGGTCGTGGAAAACTAATGGATATTCTGGGAATATCTGACCCACAAGAACTTAAAAGAGTAATGTCTGATATCCCATTACTATTTGATAAACTAAGAGAATCTGTTGCTAAAGGAGGAAACGCTGGTAATTGGATAAAAGACCTATTTGGTATGAAGGGCTTTGAATTTGCAAAACTCTTTAAGATGAGCCAATCCGATGTTGATGAATTGATGAATAAATATAAAGAGTTTGTTGGTGTAGTTTCTCAGGAAAGGTTTGAACATCTTGATAAAATGGCAGACCAGTTAAAAGTCAATGAAGCTCTTATGTCTATTATGGCTTTGACAATGAGAGAGCAATGGCTGCCTGTGTTAATAGCATTATCAGAAGCATCTATTACTTTGATGAAAAATTCGGGATGGGCTTTAGATATATCCAAAATTGTTTATCAAAGCTCTCTCAATTCCCAGGTATTAAAATGGCAAGACGAATACAAAAACAAAACAGACGAAATGGCTGATGCTATAAAACGATTTGGACTGAATTCTGATGAAGCAAAAAAGAAACAAAAAGAACTTTTAAGTATTCAAAAAGAAATGATGGCAGCGACAAATATGGCAGACCCGAACTTTCCTTATAATAAAAAACCTTTACTAAAACCCTCTCCCGATAAAGATATGCCCGATATAGGGACAACCTCTTATGCAGCAGCATATGTAAAACAAGTCAGAGATGAAACTACCGAAGTAGATAAATTTAACAAGATAATAGCCAAGAACACTTACTTCATGTCCCAGAACGGACTTGAATTTAATAACTCATATAAACAAGCGCAGATTTATAGAGAACAATTGCTAGGACTTACAGAAGAATATAAAAAGCTAGACGCACAATTACAAAATTTTGCAAAACCAAATAAATTTGGAAATACTACCTATCAACAAGCATTAAAGGACATAAATGCTGCCAAAGCTAGTAAGGCTGCACTCGATTTAAAAAACGAAGACAAAACACTTTCTCAGCAAGAAAAAGATGCTAATAAAGTAAAGATAAGAGAAGCCGAGTCTATGTTAGCCCATGCTTTAGAACAAAAAGAAATGGTAGAACATACTAATTCTGAATATATTAAAATGCTCGGAATTCTTTCTCAGATAAACAAAGAACTTTATGGATATGATAGTTCTTTGATGAAGATATTTGACCAAGTAAGTGCGGGTAAAGCCGATTTTGCCGATATATTTTCTATATTAGGAAATAAGTCAGGTAATAGTATGCTTAGTAATATAGGTACTAGAATAGGTCAAACTGGAGATATTGGAAAGGGGATTGGTTCTGCTATCGGAAGCGTGTTTGGTCCGATAGGAAGTGTTGTTGGTAGTTTATTTGGCGGAATGATAGGTGGTTTATTTGGACCAGGAAAAGGTCCCGATACAAGTGCAATAGAAAAAGAAAATACTGACAGGATTAATGCCAATACTGCTGCACTAAAAGTATTTGAAGACGCATTAAAAAATTCAAGCAATGCTTTAGATGATTTGCCCGAACAAGTAGCCTCTATCCAATCAAATTTAGATATTGCAACAGGTAAAGCGGGAAAACTTCCTACTATTGACGCAACGAGTAGGAAACTGGATGATTTCGGCGATGCCATAACTAAAGTAACATATAATAACGGAAAAGTTGCATGGGAATATGATGGTACAATTGTAGCACTTACTAAAAGCGCAAAGGATGCCAATGATGCAGTTACGGAATGGGCAGATAAATTAGCTGCAACAAATACATGGCTGGCAAGAGCAAACGCTTCAACAGCAACAACAGGATTTAATATTGCTATGGGCAACACGGGTGGGCTAAGTGCAGCACAATATGAAAAGAATCAAATACTCGCTATGATGGGACCAGGAGGGGAATCTTCTTCTTGGACCACAGAGTATTTAAGAAACATGCAGATAAAGTTAAAAGAACTTGATGCAACAATGGCGGATTCCAAAGTAACGAGTTTCATGGATAGTTTCAATCAACAGTTGAATATTCAATCTAATTTATACGATACAACTTCAGAAAAGGTTGCATTTTACAATCAACTTATAGCCGATATGGGTTCTAGTTTAGACCCTGCGAAATTAGCGGAATTTAATAATGAAATACAGAGATTACTTTCTCCTTCCCAAACTGTAACAGACCAAGAGGGGGAAATAAGACACGGCGCAGCAGCACTCAGACACAGCTTAATTGCTGGGGGAACAATGACTCCCGCAGAAGTAGAAGAAAAAATAAGACAATACAATATAGACGCTTATAAAGTATTATATGAAATGGTTAAAGACACAAATATCTCTCAGGCTATTTTAGATGGGTTACAGGAAACAGTCTGGACTTTGGAAGACGCAACATTTACACAGAACAATGAGATAAATAATCAGTTCAGTGGTGATATTGCTAATAATCTCGATTTTGATTACTTTGTACGAAGAATAGCTCAGGAAATGAGCAGACAGGGGCGGTCATACGCTTTTTAAACTATGGCAGACATAATAAGACTTAGAAATCCTTTAGATACAAGTAAATACATAGACATTAATAACTCGACTTTAAGTGGGTGTTTTCTTGGGGTGGAACAATGTGATTTTGGAAAGTTCACTGGTTATCGAAAAGCAATACACGAATTCCCAGGACAGGATATTGCTAAGTATCAGAAGATAGGGCTTAATCCAAGAGACGGAAAGATAAACTTTTATCTCATGGCTCAAAATTCCGCAACTACTTATAGAACTGACCTACACAACGCTTTAAATGATTTATATAATTACATGTTCATTCAAGATGTTCAATTATATCTTAATCCCCCAAATAGATACGTGGTCGTGAATTGTGTTGGTGCAAATGTAACTGATGACGTTAAAGACGATAGTGTATTGAATATTGAAACTAATTTTATTGCAGTTGACCCATTTTCATATGAGGACTCTCTTACAGTGCAGTCTTCTTATATGGGGAGTGTGTCGGGAAAGAACCAATCTTTTCATGTTTCTGGTATGTTATATGTTGACCCGATAATTAAATGGAGTAATTATGGTGGAGGACTTGCAAGTGGTTTCTATCGCCAGGAAAATTTCATGATTTACAACGACACTAACGGGACATATTATGAATTCAATAGCCAGACCCCCCTTGTAAGCGGTTGGTATCTTGAAATAGATTGCACTAATGCAACTGTGATAAGCAATAATATAGCCGATTCATTAACAGATATCAATAAAATTGGTTATACAAATAGTCCGTCATTCATGCGTCTTGAAGGCAATAGGTCTAATAATTTGAGAGTTATCGATTCATTACAGAATAGTGGAAAACTTGAAATTACATATAGGAATAGGTGGTTTGTATAAATGCTTGATTTAAGCAAAATAACAGTACATATTTTTAAGAACTTACTTCTTACTGAAATATTTACAACATTAGTTTCTGTTGAATGGACGCTTACTAAAGGTAATGAGGCGGGAACATTCAAGGTTGTATTAAATAAATCATCAAACAATATTGAAAACATTCATTATAATGATGAAATAAAAATTTATTATGATAACTCGCTTAAATTCGGGGGTAGAATACAAACCAAAGACATAGATGACGATAATGATACCATTACAATAGGAGGATATTCATACACATTTGAATTATTGAATAAGCAAGTAAACTGGAAATATACAAATGAATATGCACATAAAATAGTCGAGTCTCTTGTGGACTTGCATAACAGTGACGGTGAAATAAGTTATGTGTCAGGATTAGGAGTTGATACTTTTAGTGTATTTATAGATGAAGTTCTTTTTCAGCAAGACATGCTCAGTAATGCAGTTCAAAAAATGGCAGATGTAACAAATGCTTCTTATTGGGTAGATGCTAATAAAAAATTATATTTCAAAAAAGACGAATATGTTAGTGGTGATATTACAAACATGTACATGAAGAATGTTAATGTTTCTAATATGAGGGTTACCAAAGATTCGTCTACAATAAAAAATAGAGGATTTCTTTTCGGAGGGGCTTATTCTGGTCAGGCAGTTCAGGTAGTTGAAACCATACAAAACTCGAATTCTGTTGATTTATTTGGTCCCAGAGATTTTTGTATATATGATACATCGGTAACTACCAGCGGGTATGCCCAATATAAATTAATATCCGAAATAACAAAATATTCGGACCCTAAAGTGTACGGAAGTTTTGATGTTCCTGGTGGTGATATAAATCTGAATTATGACAGTTATATAAATCTTAAAAATTTCGGCAATGAAATCGATGATATATATCTTACTAAATCAGTCGGATATAAAATCGATTTAAAGGGAGCTACTACAAGCATTAATTTTGAAAGCAGAGTCCCGAATATTGAAAAAATTACAAAAGAACTAGATGAGCGAATATCACGGCTTGAAAAATCGCAGATAACAGCGAATTTTATATTTAATATTTTGGATAGATTTGGATTAAGCGATTTTAACCCAGGCAATCAACCAGAGAATATTTGTTTGTATGATAGCGGAGTATTTGATAATCAAGTCTTTTGTTATGAACCATATTTGTTTTTGTACAATTCCGATACATTAGAATATTGGATTAATTAGGAGAAATAAATGAACGAAAATCTGCAACGCTTACGAGAACTGACGCACAAATTAACAACATATAAAGAAATACCTCAATTTGTTTATGATAAAAGTGTAGAAGTTGATTTAGAAAAGGGGCACTGCACTGGTTGGAAAGTTCTGGTTGAAGAAGATATGGGAGTCCATAAATGGTTTATGACCGCTGGTTCGGAATTCCCAAATCATAAACACGAATGTATGGAACTTTTGGTAGTATATAAAGGTCATATGAGCGTAATTGTGGACGGAGAAAGATACAAACTCGGCAGAGGCGATAGCTTAAAAATAGAAGCTGGGAAAGAACATGCTCTTATATATGAGGAAGATACATGGGCATTGACAATAACTATTCCTTTGGAAGAAGGTTTTCCTAAATGATGGTAGAATTAAAAGAACCCAATACTTCGGGATGGGATGCGTGGGCAAATTATGTGTTAAAGGAACTAGAAAGACTTAATCATTGTATTGAAGAACTCACACGAACACTAACAGAATTAAGAGAATCCATTAATAAATATACGGGAGACTTAAAAGCAGATACAAAAGACCTCTCTCAAAATTTAAAAGTTGACCATGCCAAAGAAATAGGACGAGTGTGGGCAGAAATAAAATTACTCAATTTCAAATCTGGGTTGTGGGGTCTTGTCGGCGGACTTATTCCCGCAGCAGTTGTTGCATTTTATTTTATAGCTAGATGGTTTTTGAGTAATTAGGAGAGAAATATGCAAGAAGGATTTGTTTTAAAGGGGCAGGTAGAATTAGAAATCATACGGGAAGATGGCAGCATTGAAATAATAAAGAATAATAATACTATTATGGATGTATCAAGACAAAATGTAGCGAATATTCTTTTAGGAAATGATACTTCTGGGGTAATACCCATGTTTTTTGGAGTTGGCACAGACCCAACAATATCAAATGTAAATATGTCAGAATTAGTCGTTCCTCTTGGTGCAAGAAAGTTTTTGGTATCAAAAGACAAGTCTTATTCTTCATTAGTGTATCAATTTCAAAGTGCTGCTGGAGAGCACACAGGAACTTGGAAAGAGGCTGGGCTGTTTTCGTCATATAATGACACAGGAACTCTTTTTTGTAGGGCAAATATTTCTCCAGTCAATAAAGCTGCGGGCGATACAATAAATGGAACATGGAGGATTATATTCTAATGGCTACTTATGTAAATCTTATAACATCAACGATGCAACCGATACAACCCGTATCGAGTTCTGATATGAAAAATAATTTTTTGCAAATAAAATCTGCTCTTGTTGATGGAACTTTGGATTTAAATACAAAATCGGTAACAATAAACGGAACTAATACTACTGTATTATCTAACGAAGTAACTGGTGGAGGACTCAGATTAAAAACTGATAGTGCATGTACAGGCGGATTTGAATTACAGACATATAATGCAGGACCAGGATATACAAACAAATTAACACTTTCTAATGATGGAGATTTAAACATTCTTTCATCTGCTGCGGTATCTGCATTTTCTGTTACAAACGCAACAAGGGCTGTTTCTACTGGAACACTGTCTTTGACTGGACCAAGTGTTGATAGTCTTGGTGGGAATATATTTTCTGGGTCTTCATCAGGGGCATTATCAATAACTGCTGGTGCAACTAATCAAGGCGGAAGAATAGAACTTTATGGCGGAACTCATGCAACACTTCCAGGTCAAATCCTTATTAAAACAGGAACAACTGGAGGAGCAACTACCGCAATCACAATAGCGAATACAGGAGTAGTAACCTTTGCTCAACCAATCGTAGCAACAATTACTACGGCAGCGCAAACAAACATAACATCTGTTGGAACTTTAGTGTCCCTTACTGTCTCAGGAGCAGTAACAGCAGGGACTTCTTCTACTGGCGTTATGTGGAAAGTATTAAATATTGGGGATTGGGATATGGTAGCAAGTGATAATTGTGCAGTTGCTCACGGATTAGGAGATAGTTTTAAAAAGATTGTGAGTGTTTTTGCAGTAATTAGAACAGATAATGATGCTGCTTATTATAATTTGTCTTCGTATATTGGCGGAGTAGCTATGGGAGGAGTTTATTCGTTTTCTAATACAAATATTAATTTGGCAAGGGAAACGGGAGGAATTTTTAATCATACGGATTTTAATGCAACTTCTTTCAATAGAGGATTTGTTTATGTCGCTTATACAGCATAGGAGAAAACAATGAAAAAAATAATTGAATGGATTTCGGCTCATAATGATAAAGTATTACATTTTTTATTTGGGTACTTAATTTGTACTGTATTTCCTGTTTATTGGACATATGGTTTAGTGTTAAGTATTGTAGCGGGTTCTGTTAAAGAATATTGGGATAGTAAAGGAAATGGTTGCGTTGATACTTGGGATTTCGTAGCAACTGTTTGTGGAGGTATTGTAGGAGCAATTGCTCTTTCAATAAAATAATATGAAAAAACGATTTAGTTTTGGGTTAAATATATTTCTTACATCAACAAAATTTGCTGGTTATATGTGTATTATATATTCAATGTTAATGCCTTTATTTAAAGTCATTGATGTAACAGCGTTTCTTGCAGCGGGGGTGACGCTTCTGGTAGGAAAAACTGCCGTCGATGCAGGAAAAGAAGCATTTGAAACTAAAAAGAAAGATGGTAAACCAAATAGTGATTCAATATGATTAATCAGATAAAGACTTATATAATTTATTTTCTTTCTGCTCTTGTTGTTGCAATGGGATTATGGATGTATATTACTAAACCCATTGCTCCTGAGAAACCTCTAACACTAAAACCAGATGAAATAACTAAGACAGTTATTTCTGGAACAAAGATACAAACGCTTAATAAAATATCAAGTAATGAAGCAAGTTATGTCAGCAAAGATATTAGTCCTAGAGATAAAGATATCAAGATAATAGTTAAAGATAATGGAAGTGTTGTTGTAGAAAATCATGACCTTGTTTTTCTGCCATTGAATATTTCCATCGGGCTTCAATATCCCCAAGAACCGACTCCAGTTATAGAGATTTCTCTTTTAAGATATAAACAGTATTCTCTACATGCGGGAGTGAGTCAACTAGGACTTTCTTTATCAGCTAACAGGGATTTATATGATATATTTTCTTTTGCGCCGAATACTTATATAGGAATTTTCATAAGAAAGAACTACAATGCTTCTACGAATTACGGTTTACAGGGAGGCATTTATTTTTAATGCAAATTATAGATGTGAGAAAAACACTTAAAACAAATACAAAAGTGAAATGGCCAGATTTTAATGCTCCCCGTCATATTAGTTCAATTAAACTTGGTGTAATCCATCACACCAGTGATTATATTGTAGATTTGAACAAACTTAATGATATAGAAATTCGGGAAACCCGAATATACAAAGATGGTTGCGAGAGAGTTCCATATCATTATTGGATAAATTTGCAGGGCGTAATTTATTGGTGCAACGATTTGGAGCAAATCACATGGACATGTAATAACGCTAACCCCATTGCGCTAAGCATTGCTTTATGTGGTAATTTTCAACAAAACGGACCCCGCCCAAATCAAGTCAAAGCACTTAAAGAACTTTTGGATTGGCTGTGTAAAAAGCGTCCAGACATACCTAATTTGACCCAGGAGACAGTTTACGGTCATGGAGAAGAATATATGCGGAGTTTTGGGAATCGAACAAGTTGCCCTGGCAAATACCTTCAACCTTTGATAACGAATTACCGAAAATTTGGCGATTTTAATGCAAAAACTGCCTAGTAAAGAGTATATATTGGATTTAAAGAAGCGTTATGAGCTTAATTATCCGCTTTCAAAAGAGGAATGGATAGCACTATGTGGGGCATATAAAACACTGTGTAGTGACCATTTTAATGCTGATGGGAGCCTAAAGACAGTAAAAGAGCTTGAAAAATATGAGTAGACATTATAAAAGGAAACTAATACTAAAAACAACTTCTGCCACAGGTTGGAAAAAAGCCAAAGATATTTATATATATGGAAAAGATATCTCCGAAAAATATAGAGCAACAAAATGGGGAGCTAAAACGAGAAATCTAAAATTCAATATAACTTTGGACGAGTTTGCTGATATTATAAGACTTCCTTGTTTCTATTGTGCGACAACAGTTTACAAACGAGGACTTGATAGATTAGATAATAATGATGGTTATTATCTAAGTAATGTTGTTTCGTGCTGTTGGACATGTAATCGTATGAAAAGCGACATGTCATTAGATGATTTCTGGTATCATATTAGAAAAATAGCTCGTATTTTGGAATAGTTTGTCGCTAGAATAGCCTGTAAGCTCGAAATCTATTGTATTATTCAATGAGTTTTCTTGGAACGAGCCTTATGTAGTCTATCTGCCACTGCCTTCTTTTCGGCTTCGGAAAACGCCCTTTTTTTACGAGCAGAAGTAGGATTGGTCCCAAATCTGAGTAAGTATAGTGGACAGGTAGGAATAGGACATTCAGTTACTTCTTTTCTTTGACCCCCACCACACTCCAAACAATGCTTTTTAATCTGCTTTAACGGACTTATTTTTTCGTGTTTAATCATAGTAAATCCTTTTTCACCTCCTTTATAATCGACCTTGACATATAGGACTTATTCCTGACATCAATTTTCCACACTCCATGCAATTATGTAATTCTGCATGACACTCAGGACACTTCATATTCACCTTCCCCCTTTCTGTGGTTTGTTGGCTACTTCATCGGCTTTGGCGAGGATGGCAGAACGGCAAGCGTTCCAATAGTGTAAGCCACAAGCGCAAGACGCTCTTGACCTGTGTATTCTTCCGTCTGCGAACTTCTTAAATGCCTGACAAGGGTAATAGTGGTCATCCCTCTCATCAGGCACACACTCCCTTATCTTCTGCGCTGTGTAGAGGGAGAGGTCGGCTTCAAATTCTTTCTTCATATCGACGATGCTATTCACACGCTTATCAGTAGCTTTTTCATACGCTCTTGCCTTTTTAACAAGCTCATAAAACATCTTGAAACCTCTTGTCTTAGCCGTCATCGCTTTGTTATCTGTCATTTGTTCTGTCATTATTTTTGCTCCGTAGGTAGCGCGTGTTTCCACGGGCAGAAGTCAGTAACTGTTTCCATGTTAAGGAACATCTGCCCTACCGGTTCTACCTCGTTTAGTTTTCCTTCTTTAATGGCGTTCATAAACCTTCCGCTATCTGCAATCCATGCAGCTTTTTCAAGTTCCAATACTCTACCAATAACATTCTTTACTTTGCCTGTAAAATGATAGGTTACGGTGCGGAAGTAAAAGCTCTTGCCTATCAAGTCTTCGTAGCTCCCTATCTCGACTTTTTCATCTTCAAGCAACTGATTTTTAATCTTCTCATAGGTTTCGTCAGATATTTCAAGCGTCTTTACCATTGTTTTCTCCTTGTTTTTTTATTTCGACCCCGACCCCGACCCCGACCCCGACCCCGACCTCGACCACGACCTCGACCCCGACCCCGACCCCGACCACGACCACGACCACGACCACGACCTCGACCCCGACCTCGACCTCGACCCCGACCCCGACCATCTACCCTCGGAAATGATTGCTATGTTCACATTGCTTGACCTCCTTTTGCAGTTCTGTCATTTGGTTCGCTTCTTTCCTAATTCAAAAATCGCTTGCTCGTATTCGGTGTGCATCAAAATAAGATACTCGTCTAATCCTCTTGCAATAATTTCCATATCTGGAACGGTATTGTTTTTATCTGCTTCTGTCTGCTCTATTTCCTGCAATATCCACCACAACTCACTCCAACTCAGCTCGTTAGGGTTTGTCATTGAGGGAGTCCTCCCCATAAGTGGCTTCAAAGATGTCTGGTTTGCAGGGGTAAAGTTCACCCTTAACCCCACGAATAATATAATCATCGAGATTAGCAGTATGATTTCCTTCGAGCGTATAAATAGTCAGGGTCAGGTCTTGATTTAGACAGAATCCGTTACCAAGTTCGGAAATCTCTTGAACATTATCTCCTATCCACTGAACAGCGTCGATAACAACAGGCAATTTTCTAAATTTGCTCATCAAACCCCCTCCTTTAGTAGCGACGGATTTTCGTGGGCATAAACTACTTGTAAATCTGACCCGACAAGCCCTCTGTAATAATCCATTTTTTCAGGTGTGTATCGCCGTAGCGTTGTGAAAAGATTGTCGGCAGATATCCCCGTTCCTTCTTTCGGCTTCTTAAACACCAACATTAAATATTTGCCCTTCGGGGGAAGGATAAATTTTCCTCCGTCCGTATCGTAGTCAAGGAACGCCCTTGAACACTCCGACAATTCAACGGGAATAACATCGAGAAGCGTTGCTGTGTCAATCATGTCGTTATGCTCGTCCAAGAGCTTTTGATACAGGTGCGAAAACTTTATCTCTCTCATCTTCAGTCCTCCTTTACTTCAACGAGCTTAAATTTGCGACATTCGCCTTTTTTGAGACGAATTTGGTCTGAGGTTATCTCTGTCCAATTTCCGCTCCTATTGAACCATCTACCCTCACCATCCATATAAGGTTTCTGACTAAAGAATATAAATGTTCTATCCTCAAACTCGTTCGCTTTATCCCTCGCCACCCATACAAACACGTCTTTCTTAGCCATTAGCGGATTCCTTTCAGGAGCGGTTTCAATGCCAGATACAAATCCTTGACGAACTGCTGAAATTCTTTGTGGTCGAAGCTGAATAGATAGTCTCCGTTTCCTGGCTTGGAATACAAGTGATACCGCATTTCTCTTTCTGCTAAAATCGTCTCGCAGACCTCATGAAGTAGCACTTCCCAGATGCCTTCTTTGGTTATAGGGGGCTTTGTCCCCAGAACAATAGTCTGGTCAAGGTTACGGAACCATCCTCCCGTGAGTTTATCGTCAAACTTTATTTTGTAGGTCTTGCCAGAAATAATAAGCGTGTCTTTAATTTTCTTATTCATTCCCGTCCTCCTTCACTTCTCCAAGCAATGCGGTGCGGAGGGCTTTATATTCGCCTACCACATTGTAAAAAGTCGCTTCGATTTCCGTAAAAAACCCATAACGCCAAACCATTGCCTTATCAAACGCTTCCTCACGGGTGATGTAGTCTGATAACGCTACTTTTGCAAGGGCAAGTTTATCTCGTTCTCTCTCCCTATCAATCACCTTCTCGATGGCTGTGAGGGCAGATGATTTCCTGTTGGACAACTTAGAATCTTCCGGAAAGTGCATTGATATAATTTCGTCAAGCCTACCCCTCACGCTGTTAGTCATGGGTGCGGGTTCCTTTCTTTACTAAAAACCTTTCACGGTCAAAACCTCCCTTGCCTAGTTGTTTGGCGGTTTCTATCTGTTCCTTGTAAAAAGAATACTGACCCCTACTTCTTCTAAGTGCTATCTCGGCTTCTTGCACTCTAATCATTTCCCTATCAATGGTTGCTTTCATGTTTTCTATGCAACCTTCATGCCACTTTATGTTCATTACACTCATTTCCCTATTCTCCTTTGCCGATTAGATTGATGAGGGCGTCTGCTTGTTTCCTCCACCATTCCTTGCAGTCTGGGTGAAGTTCACATACTTCTTCCCATGAAGCGTGGTCTTCATCACTATCACGCTTAAACAGCCATTTCGCCACTCGCTCCCTCAACCCTCCATCCGCTTTTAAGATATCGGATAGGGTGAGGGTTTCGCTTTCTTTGAACACCCCTTCGTCGCCAGTAATCCACAGGTCTTGATTTCCGCTATTTAACACACTTTCCTTTGGTAGAAACTCAACCTCTATATACCGCTTTGTCATTATGATACCTCCTTAATTTGATTCATGATATGTTTCCTCTTTATATAAATAACCACAACTAGGACAGTAAAAATTTGTATCGTATTCACTGTTTATTTCTGAACCTGTTCTTATATGACTATTACAATAGATACATTTTCTTTCTTCATAATAAGTCTCTTGATTGTCTTTTGGGCTTTGGTCGCAAGCATCTCTGTACTCATCATATCTCCAATCGAACATCATCTGTTCTTCATTTGTCATAAATTATTTCTCCCCATTTGTGTGACGAATCAATTTCCTTACTTTGGTTTCCAGAATTGGTCATGGCTCTACACCATAGTTCTTTCGGCAAATGAACATCGGTTCTAAAATTAGAACTTATCGTGGGCATTACCAGTTTATCATTGGATTTTTTGCCCCATAGTTCTTGTATTTGGGCTTCATTTAGATTTCTATATTGCGACACTTTGTAATCAAAAAATATGCAGTCTTTAGTGAGTTCTCTATTGATTAATTGAAAGCGATATATCTTAGGGATTTGAAATTTAGTTCCCAGACCTTTTTCGTACTTGATTTCTTTCGTATAATAGAGGTCGAATTTGGAACTGGTATAAATGCGTGTGTATCTCATATAACATATTATACCATTTGTGAGGTTAAAAGTTGACCTATTTTTCTTGTAATTTAAGCGTGAGCGTATCGGGGCAAATATATAGAGTGTATTGATTAAATGGCACATAAATACCGTGTCTATTCGTCCATATATACCATAAAAATTTAAGTGTGTTGAACAATGGTTTCATTTCTGCGTTTTCTTTGCTATTTCTTTTTCTACGGGACTTGTTTTACTGGTCCTGAATTTTGTCTTTATTATTTCGAGTGATTTATGATTACAAATAGGGCATTTTATATCACCAATTCCCGTGACCTTTTCTATTTTAAAAGACTCAAAATATCTGTGGCATTTCTTGCAATTCACCTGGGCAACGATAGCTTTCTTCATATAATCCACTTTCTCATATAGTTTTTTCAGTTCTCTATATTTTTTAAGTAATCTAATTTTCATACGGAATACTGCGATTCCCAGCACGTTTCTTCATATGGACAGAAATTACAATCCATGCTACCCTTCTTGCACTCCCTTTTAGGAAGTTTGTTGGTCTTATTACATTTTTCTATATACTTTATTTTGCTTTTTATTTCATTGAATACTTCTTCAGTTAGTTCAAAATGGAACTCATATTGGTCATGTGTATTTTTATTTTCATAAATCAGACATCCATTTGGAACACCCTTGATATAACAATAAATAAGAACCTGTTTCATATGACCTTCGTATGGAATATGGGACTTTCCATAATCACTATCTTTCATGGATTTGATATCGGTAAGATATTTAATTCCATTGACTTCTATTATTTTATCGAGTTCGCCTTTGACATCGAGTTCTTTATCTGACAAGAATGTATTCTTTTCAATCAGCTTAAAGCCGTTGAATGTTCCTGGTTTTTTCTTTTCCCAAGCATCCATTGCGTCAAACCAATCATCATACATGCCTTCAATAGCATGACCAGTTTTAAACTTGCGCTCATCTATTGCAGTGGGAAATTTATTTGGCAAATACTGTTGCATAGCAAATGCAATCCTGCGAGAACAATATCCGATAGAAGACGGATGAAATCCTTTACTTCGCTTATGTTCGGGTTTAGTAATTAAGTATTGGTCAATTAAACTCGTTATGATAGGGTCTTTTCTTACTTTTATGGCTGACATTCGTTGTTTTTATTCTCCAGTTCTGTTATTTTCTTTTTAAGTGTCTTGATTATCATGGTCTTGCCTTTTATGTTTCCTTTTCTCTTTTCTTCCTTTTCAAAAAGAGTAGTAAGTCTTTTTATCTCGTCGAGTGTTGAAATTGATGTCTGTTGTTTCAGGAATGGATATTTCTTTGACAGCCATATTGTAAACGGGGCTTCAAAAGGCGAAGCCAAAACAACAGCAACCCAAACAGCCAACACTTCTAATGGTATAATTATAGCATACTTTATCATTTCTACAACAACTTCGGGTAATGTAATTAGCATTAATGTTCCTCAGTTTCCATATCTATTTGTACTTGAAGCATGAGTTTTCTGTTTGATTTCAGTATACATTCGTCCATTTCTTCATTAGATACATTATTTAAATAGTCCAAAGAAAAGACTGTAATATATTTTAAATCATTACTATAAGAAATAACATGTTTATAAAGTCCTGATTTTGGGATATCTTCAGTCAATCCATATTTTTCTATTAGTTTCTGTGCGTGTTTTGTTATCATATAATGTTATTCTTTATGAAACGATAGCATTTATCATCCCAAGCCAAATTTTTGTTGTCTGGTATTTTCTTATACTTAATCACAAGCAAAAGCAAAAAGAAATTAAACATGAAAGTTAATACAGCAAGAACAATCAATATCCATTTCTGAATAGCAATCGCATAAAAAAGAGCAGCACTTTCACGGACCAAAGACAATACAAAGAACTTCCTGGCAATTACATCGGTTTTTTTCTTTTTGAATATGGTTTTCATTTGGAACAGATATTTACTCATAGAGATAATATCAGCAGTAAAGTAAACTATTCCAGCAATATATTCAAGGTCGTATATCAATTTATTGCCCTATCTGAATAGTAGTCATATAAAGCATCTGTATATCCTTGTTTGGCTCCTGCGGTATAACCGTCTCTAAACGAAATTCTTCTGACTTCTTCAATTAAGACAACATTCATATCAGTATATTTATCGTGCCAAATAAGTTTAGCTACCATCCATATATGTTTGAGTTTTTTAATCATTTTTGAGCATTTTCTTTAGATATTTTATTCTTGTATTAACAAGGTCCAAGTCGCATTTATAGCTAAGTTTTTCGGCTTCGGTTGTCGGTTTATATTTAATTATTCGTTTTTTCCATTCGGTAGCCCTGACTAAATCTTCCATTATGAATTTTTTGTCAAATTTTAATACTTTCATTTCTTTTTCTTTTCTTTCTTTGGTTCTTCTTTTGTAGTAGTAAGTCCTTCGCTGAAATTAAGTATTATCTCTGCTTTTTTAAATGGGGGAAATGTTTTATTCTTCTTGGTTTCGAGTTTAGTCTTTTGTCCTGTAACAATATCTTTACCTGATTTGGTATGTTTTTCTTTTCCCAGATAAGTAACTTCAAGTCGAATCGAAGAATAAAATTTTAAAGCGTTTCCCCCTGGGGTAACTGAAGTTGGACCGAACATAACACCTACTTTTTGTCTCAACTGATTTATAAATATAACTATTGTTCCTGTTTTGGATGTTATAGCAACCAGTTTTCTCAATGCTTGCCCCATCATGCGGGCTTGTCTTCCTATGTGTTGGGATTCCATTTCTCCTTCTATTTCGGCTTTAGGAGTTAAAGCAGCGACACTATCTACAATAACGACACTAACGTCCCCGCTTCTTATAAATTCCTCAACTATATCCAAAGTTTGTTCTCCGTAATCGGGCTGAGCAATTAGCATTTCATCTAGATTAATACCAACAACTTTTTTGGCGAAATCTGGATTAAGGCTGTGTTCTGCGTCCGCAAACAAAACTTTTTTGTTTTTAAAATATTTCTGAGCAGCTTTGGCAATATAGAGCGATATTGTAGTTTTTCCTCCACCAGCAACTCCATATATTTCTATTATTCTTCCAAATGGAATTCCGCCACCCAGAATTTCATCGAGTTCAGGAATATCTGTTTTGAGTCTTCCCATTTCAAGAGGTTTATCAGAGAGTTTCATCACACTACCAACGCCGTATTTTTTATTTACGTTGCTCCAGGCTTGATTTAATCCTTCACTCATTTTAACACCTCATGATTATATTTTGATTCTAATTCGTTGTCTTTCCATTGTTCTATTCTTATAATAGGAGAAAGCATTTTTTCTAGTTGTTTTTCTGCGCTTTCTAAATCTATCTTTAAGCATGTTATGCGTAATTTTAGTTTCTCTGCTTGTTCTCTTTTCATGCGCTGTACTTCATTAATCAAAGTGTCTAAATTTTTAGAGCATGTTTTGGAATCTATTTGCCCCAAAACTGTGGTATAATAACTACCATTATTCATATCATAATCATCCCCGTAGGGTTCACTTTTGAATACCGCCAAATCGTATAGTTTTATTTCTGGAGTGTATTCCAAAATTCTATGATGTAATACTCGTTGTTCAATTTTCATTTTTGTTTCCCTTCAACTCCATCATATGTTCTATTGATATCTGAAGGATTCCATAATTCGGACATATAGGATTATCACAAACCGACGCAATAGCTAAACTAGCAAGTTTATTTCCTGCATAAATTGTCATTTGTTCTTTACATTGATTACATGTATTGCTCATTATATTACCTCAACTTTCTCTAAATCTATTTCAAATTTTTTAAGTAGGTCCTGGGCTTCCCTACTATCCTTTTTCATATAAGCATAGTAATAGTTCTTCCCTCTTTGATAGCAAGCAATAAGTTCTTCTTTGGTCTTATCATATTCGAGTTTATATATCTTCATTTATAATACAACCCCATTTCTTTTCTTCTAATTTATTAAATATAATCATTAAATCATCAAATGGAATCGCAGCCCATTTTTCGTTGTTGCTATCGAATGAAATAATCCTGCCTTTATTCGGAACCACGGACCTTGCTTGTGTATTGATTTTCTTAATCCATTTATGGAGTAAAAGAACTTTATACCCATGCTTGTTTTCAATTATAAAATTATCTAACTCAAAATCTCCGTCATTATTAACCGCACCAGAATTAAGTGTTGGTTTAAGTTTGTATTTCTTTGCCAAAGATTTTTCTTCCTTGCGCCCCTTGTTTGGGAGATTAGAATTGAGTTGTTGTGATTTACTAATGTATTTCATTTTACTGCTGTTGTTGTCCAATCTTCTATTGTTGCGTAGTTGAGCTTTTTGAGTATAAGTGCTAACAACCTAGCTTTAACGCTGTAATCAGTAGTAGTTGAACCATCATATTCAACGATTTCAACACAGTTTTCACATAGTTTTATTTTCATTTTGTAAATCCACATCCTTTCTTACAACACAATTTTCCGTTATCTTTTCCGTAATACTTTTTCAATCTAAAAAATCCATGGTCATGCTTACAACAAAATTCACATATCTTGCTATGATTATGGTCGTATTGATACCAACCAGTTCCATTACATTTAGGACAAAAATTAACTTCTGAACCATGCACAAAAAATCTCTTTTTATCGCAACGATAACAGAACATCACTATAATATGTTCTTCTTTGGGATAACTAAAATACCAATCACAAGAAAATAATCTGCATATTATACGATTTATTAGTCCTTTAATCTTTTCCATATATTTCCCTTCTTAACGACCTTACCATTATGTACATCTTTCCAGAATTGTGGTGTAGGAAGTTCTTCGCTATAATTAGCATCTTTAAGAACTTGTGTTTGTTTTTTTGTCATGCCTGGGTTCATAAGATTGTCAATGTATTCGGGAACAGAAAAAATCCTACCAGCTTCACTGCCACATACAGGACAAATAGCTGTACTTAAATTCTCAGAAGTCATGGGTCTTTCTTCGTCAAAATATATATCACACATCTTACAACCAAACTCATATGTAACCATTATTCAATGATTTCCTTTGTTTTCTTTTGGTCATTATAAGTTTGTAAGCGGGTTTCGTGGGTTCTTATATCATCAAGTATGCTAGGCAGAAACTCAGTAAAAATTTTTCTGAATGTTCTGAGGTCAGTTATTACCAAACTGTCTTCATATGTTTGCCCTGGAAGCCCGAATACAATCAGCCCTGGTTTTTTAGAAAGCTCGGCTTCGTAAAGCAGTTTTGGCAGTATGTCTTCAATAATTGCATTGAGTGATGGCGGTGATTTCCATTTTTTCATTTCTAAACAGAAAGGGCTGCCAATAGCATCTCCATATCCCCCGCCCTGAGATATGCCCGATAATGGTCTGCGTCTTATTCCCCACAAAAGCAAGGAAATTTTTCGCTCAAAATTCTTCCAACAGGACGAACTAACCATTGTATTTCCTCATTTTTTCAATTTGGTAATGACTTACCAAACTTGCAACAAACACCCCTGGTAATAGGCAAAAACTTACGAACAATATCACAAACAAAATATCTGTTATCATTTATTCCTCTGTTCTTTTGGTTTTATCTTTAGTAAATATCCCCTTCAAATCGGTATAGATATTACTAATAACTTGATTGAGTCTATCTATTTCACTAACAAGTTCATTAGTGCAGTTCTCGCAGCAAACATAATCAAGAACCTCCCCCTGACATCTCATACACTTTACTTCTTTAATTTCTTTCATAGAAGCGGGTTTCCTTCCTTATCGGCTTTTTCAATCAATTTAGTTATTTCGGAGAAAGTATCTTCGTCACCAATCCACGGACCGAGAGGATTTCCGTCTTCATCTAATCTACAATCTGGATTAAGTTGAATTTCGAATTCTTTATCTTCGGTAGTAACAGCAACAACATTATACCGTCTTTGTTCACACCATTCAATAAACGCTTCAAGGTCGTGAGTAAATGATTTAATCTTTCTTCTTAGTCCTTCTTCAAGGTCAGAACAATTAATTCTTATGATACTAAGTTCATATTTTAGGTCGGTCAAATCCAGAGCATGATACCTTCCAAACAAACAAGCATGATTAACTTTATAGTCATTCAAATCTGTCAACAACCAATTCGGTATTTCAATTGTTTTAATCGGTGTCTGTGTAGAATCCGTCATTGCGTTCCAAACTAATTTCATTTTCTTGCCCTCCATATATATTATACCATTTATCTGCACCAAAGTTTACCTCAATTTTTCATGTTTAAGCATATAGACTGTTGCTCGTTTAAGTCCTCCTATCTTACTGTTCTTTTTAACAAGCAAATCAATAATAGCGACATTATTGTAACGACTATTTAAGCGGTCTCGGCATGTCCACACAATAGTGGGACTTATATCAGGAATAATAATTTGCGTACCAAAATCCATTTGATTATTTGCAAACCAATATCCAGTGGGAACTCCATTGATAGCCACCCTGCCTCCCGCTCCGAAATCAGGACTGGCATCGGTCTCGGCAGGAACAGCATGATAAGTTGTGACCCTGTACTTACCAATGTTGACTTTGATTATTTTGTCATAATTAAATGCAGTAACTTTTACTATCGTTGTTCCTATAATAATTCCTACAATTAATCCCAAAATAAAAGACCCAAACCAAGTACCTAGAAAAAACTGCTTAATTTCTGTTACCATTATTTATGCTCGAAGGTAAAGCAACGGCAACTCCTACAAGAATATATAGTCCATTCACTTCGTTTTATTTTATACCAGTCCTCCATTGCGGAATATATACTATCAAATACTTCATACTTATCTGGATATTCGCAACACGGTTTCTGTGGTTGCTTTAATTTTTCGCTGAAATGAAACTTAACTATCGGTTCTTCTGTTTTAGATATTGTTTTAACTGCTACTTTCTTTTTCATTGTAATTTGCCCTTTCTAAATTATTTAGCCATGTTAATTCGTTAGGAAATTTTTTCCTTGTTAGTTGCATTTATTTCCTCTCATCCTATAAATAACACTGGCTTGTTCTTCTAATTCAACAAGATATTTGCTTTGCTGCTTGTTAAATCCAATGCTCTCAAGAAAATTTCTCCTTTTAACAACAACTTTTTGATGCCTTCTGTCGCTTTCGATTCTATCAGATTCGTAGCAACTATCATAATGTCCCATTATTTTCCTCCTTTTAATTTGCATTTATCACTACACTTAATTTTCCATCCCAAACTTTTTATGAACGGACAAGCAAAGTGGTAAGCATCTCCGCTATAAACGGTTTTTACACAACTTTCAAGACCAAGTAAAAGATTTCCGTTCCTAGTAGATGTTAATTTGGGGTCAATATTCTGGGTCCACTTAGTCAATAATTCAACACAGTCTTCTTCAGATACTTCCTGGTCTTTGTAGTACCCCGCCAAAACAAGAGTTGCCCTGTTTCTCGAACCCTTGACTTTTATTCCGTTCTCCAGTAAGTCCTTGACACAAACAGGAACGTAATCAGGTACGATTTTAAGCGTTGTTCTTTTATATTCTTTGGTCTTGTAATCTCTGAGCATATCATTAGCCCACTTTTCAGCCACGTCTATTTTAGACGCTACTCCAATTTTCTCCTTTTTCTTGGGCGAAACTGCGAGAGCCAAAATGTTGGTAATGTCTTCTCCTATCATTTTAATAGGAATAGTTATTTTAAATAGCCCCGATTTCATATTGGGGGTATTTTGAATCCTGAGCATCTTTCTATTACCTGTTGCATTACAAAGGGTCTGTAACTTGAATTTGGTTCTTAATTTATTGTGGATATGTTCTATTTTCTTATGAAGGTCTGAAGATGGCTTAAAACCAAACACAGCTTCATCAACTATAATATGGAAACCCTTTGAATTTCCGCACCACATAGGTTTTCCGTTTCTTCTAACAAATATTACACCAGTAGAAACTTCGCAACAATATACATTGTCATTATAAGGAACAAGTCCATATCCCCATCCAGTTCCAAGCGTGTTTTTTATATTATATTGATGTTTTGTTGATTTATTATAGGTTACTAACCACATATTTCCATCTTTTGTGACATTAGAAGCATATCCTAATCGCAAACATAGTTCATTTATATTATCAGCTAGTTCTTTTTGTATTCCTGGATATAAAACATTTTTGTTTTTGTCTCCATCCCCTAAATAAAAAGCATCGAAAAGTATTTTGAGCTGTCTTTTGGAAAGATTTAATATATTTCTATCTATTTTTTTACACAAAACATTACAAAGCTGTTTATCATAAATCATTAAATAATTACAACCATTCGGATGCTTACTATATTTTACTTTACTTCCAAAAATTCTTTTGGCTGAATTCCAAATTTTTTTAAAATTTTTCGTGTCTTTTTGACATATTGTTATTTCACAACTTCCTGCGTTTTTCCCTCTCTTACTTTTTCTCTTTCTGCTATATCCTTCGGATAACCAATATCCCAAAAATTCAAGCCAATCATCCATTTTAATTTTTTTGGCTGGTATTTTATATTTAATTTTTCCTCCCCCGCATATTTTATAAGTTTCGGGCAAAACAAAATATTTTTGTTCTTTCCCTGTATGTTCTATTCCTCTATTAAAAATTAAATTAGACCTATTTATTAGTTCTTTTATTGGTCGAAGTTCAAATTCTTTTTTATTATCTTTTTGGATTTGATGGTACATATTATGGTCTGGAGTAACTAGAATATCTATAAAACTAGATTTAAGATTATATAAATGTCCTTTGTATGGGAATTTTTGTATTGTTTGGGGGTATTCGTATTTTGTTGTGTTTTTGTGTTTAACAGCAACTTTATCTGTCGTTTGTAAATCTTTAAAATATTTCCACCCATTTTGAGTTAAAATTTCTGTGTCTTTGCTATAACATCCAGAAAATGATAGGTGTATCATATTATCGGGAATATTGAGTCTAAACAGTTCATCTAGTATGTAGATAGCTTCTGCTTGTGCCTGACTTAAATCATCGACATCATCAACATCGAGGTCAAAGAACAAGGGCATGAGGAAATCTTCGCCATATACTTTTTCAGCGTTCCTGAATTTCTGGACTGACATATATAACTCAGACCCACTATGTTCCCTAACAAAATGAGGAATTTGATTAGTCTTTAGTCTTAACCATTTACTCCACTTTTTCTCATTTTCAGAGTTCATGTAGGAGAAACATACTTCTTTATACATATAGTCTTTATTGTCTATTTCGTCCTGGGGCTTAGAAAACAGAGTATAAAACAAATCATCACTAAGAAGCGGTTTAATCCTGTCAGTGAACGCTTTTAGTCTTTCAAGCAAGTATTCAATATCGTAGTCTTCGGCATAGTCTTCCTTCAATTTGCATATCTTTTTCTTCTCGGTCGGCTTTGCAAAGTAGTAACCAACTTTGTTCCCAATCGGCACATTCTTATTTTTAGCAAGCAATACTTCATAAACTTGGTCTGATTTTATCTTATTAGCCTGATATGCGTTTAGTGAGCGATTTATTTCCCTGTGCTGAATGAATTCATTGAGTTCCATTTTACCACTCATGATAAGTTCTCTGAGAGTGAGATATCGTTCTCTTATTTTGTCATATTCCTTATTAAGAATGTCCCAAATAGAGTCCCTGATAAAATCTTTACCAAACTTTTCAATCCCCCTGCTTCTAAAACTTACACCAGACATTTTAATCTTATTATCTTCAGTAACACGAATGTAATTCTTAGGCAAAATATTACAAAAGAATTTATAGTAAGCTAGGTCACAGTCTATTCCTTTTGGTAAAAAAGCGTTTATCTCTTTAAGCAAAGATTCGCCCTCTAGTTTATACTTTTTTATGTTTTTTTCTGTATTCAGCATGATATTGCTTATACCTTTTAAGTTGTTTTTTATTTGGAACTATTTTTCCTGTGATTGCCATGATTCTTTTGTTATATATACCCCGTCCGTGTCCCGCTCCAGTGTTATATATCCTTTCTTTGTTAGAAAATCGCACATTGTTTGCAGCGTTTCTCGTCCTATCTTTGTGACTCTGCTTGCTTCTTCCATGTCGTTCCATTGAAACACATTACTGCCCAACAGTCCATAGAGTGAGTTGATTAATATTTTAGTTGATTGTTCCTCTGCTTTATATCTCTCTAGTCCTGTTTCTTTGGCTTGCGCTTTCATACTGAATCTTAGGTCTGTAAGAGTTTTAAGCAGTTTAGGAAACACTTTGAATTTGTCTGATTTGGGACAGACATTATAATTCAACATGACTGATGGATAAAGCGAATTAACATCTAAATGATAGACATGTTCAAATATTCCTCTCTGTTCGGCTCCGACCATAGCACCTTCAAAATCTATTTTTTCCTGCTTGATAGGGATTGCATGTCCTTGTCTGTAATATTCCCTGACAAACATTCCTGTCATTTTCGTGGAAGAACTAGCAATACACACTTTCTCATAGTTCATAGGAAGCATTTGTGTCTGGTAGAAGTCTTTTTGTGTCAGTAATTTTGATAGATGGTCAACTGCCAAACAATCGTCCATACAATGCTTTATAATCAACTGCTTATCTGTTTTAAGAAATTCTGCTATCTTAGTTTTATCAATATTCATATCCTCGAACTTCTTACCAAATCGCTCTGATACATCATCGAGTTTATATGTTTCAAGTTCTCTGTAAATAGCATCCCAGGCACGAACAGAATAATATAGGTCAACACAATGCCGACCCCAAATCTTAGGGACCATTATTTCCACGCTTTGATTATCACCCATACGAATATGGGTCTGGAACATATACATGTCGGAATTATTGCGTCCGATATTCGGTCTGATATCATGAACTGCTGCTCTATTCATGAGTAATTGAAAGTCGAAACTGAATCCATTATAGCTTTCAATAACATCAGGATTCAATCTCTTAATAACTTCAAAAAAATGCTCGATGATAAAATTCTCATCACCGATTATGTAATCGCTTTTATCTCCGCAAGTATAACAGATAATTAATATCTCTGAATCAGTAAGCGATAGACCCGTTGACTCAATATTGAATTGTAAGCGTTTCAGGTCTTCATATTCCATTCCCTTGAATAGAGTCTTTCCTGTTTGAATCATGTACTGAGTATTCATATCCGAAATTGTAAAGTGTTGGGGTTGTGCCAAACCATTGTTCTGTCTCAATGTTTTCATCAGGGGAAAAAACAATCGGGGTTCAATATAAGCCAAGATGTTATATCCGTCTCCCTGAAGTTCTTCATATTCTTTTTGTCCAATACGACTTAGCTGATTTTTAGAAGAAAGATAAAGAAATGGCTTAAACGCTTCTTTAAAAGTTTTACCATTCCTAAAGATAGTAGTTGCAGTTCCATTATTTACTTCAATAGATACTATATCCGTGGTCTCATTTTTTCCGTATATTAAAATATCGTTCAGAATTTTACTCCATAACTTATTAAAGATTTTGTGTAATTATTTCGTGGATTGGAATCAACTCGATGGAAACACTCATGATAAAAATTTAGATTATCAGAACCCAAATATATAGAATAAAGAACTTTATCTGGATTAAAACCTTGTAATGATGCTCTGCTTATATAAGACATTACATCGCATTTTATCTTTATATCAGAACCAACTTCACCACGAACTCCAGATATGAACTGACCATTATCTTCCCCAATATAAAGGGCTATTAAGAATATAATCAATAGTATGTGCTTCATATATCATTATACCACATAATAGCCCCAAAGTTGACTACAAATTAGTCGATGGTTTTAATATCTGGAGATTTTTACCGACTTTGCACCAACCACCACAGTCCTGACATTGCGCTCTCTTATATTTCGTGGTGGCATTAATTGAAAATCCTCTTGATTGCATATTACCAGACCCGCACTTGGGACATACTAATTTATTAGTGTACATTCCTAAATTTGGGTGAGTATTCATCCAGGGAAGAAGTCTGAGATATATCTTTTCAAGAAGAATAACATCATTTGCGTTATACTGCTTCATCTTTTTCCACGCTTCGAGTTTTCCAGCCATACAATCCAGCCATAACTTAAATCCGCCAGTTTCGACTTTAACTCCCAAATCTAAATACTTGCCGAGGTCATTTAAGCTGTTGCTATTAAAAGCAAAGTTTTTTTTTGCTACTATCTTAGTATCAACTGTTTTGAATGGGGCTGGAGGTTTCATTTTATGAAATGAAAATCTTGAATTACTTTTTTTAATATCAAAATCTGCCCCGTTATGAGCAACTACAATATCTGCTTCATCAAAGAGCTTCCAAATGTCCTCTACCAACGCTTTATCGCTTTCTTTGTCTTTTTTATAAAGCGGATAATCACAGAGTCCTTTGGAAAACACTTTCTCTCCCAACCACTTCGCACTGAAACTCAAAATATGCCATTCGTCTTTATTCTCAATAATATGGGTTTCCCAGGGATGCGACCACCAATAGCCGAGATTAGGACTGGTCTCAATATCGAATATCAATATTTTGGACTCATTATCTTTCTTCATTTATTCCTCCTCTTTATTTAATCTAACTGAAACAATAGTGTCTTCATAAATCTCGACACCAGGAATTTTTGTATTCGGGTCCTGAAGTATTGCTCCTTGTATTTTCTTTGGGTCAATGACTTCCGAATAAAAAATATGAGGCACTTTTTCTTCATCAACAATGTTATATTTTATTTTACTTGACCTAGATATTCCTTCTATATATTCAGGCACGAATTCTATGCCGTTCTTTTTAGCTTCCGCTTTTTCCATATTATCAAATTGAACAATGGCATTTTTAATGACAGTCTCGGCTATTTCTCCCTTTTCAATCAAAGGTTTAAATATTTTCTGCGCTGCTTTTATTGCTACTTTTGAGGGTTGAATAATGCTATCAAGAGCATCTTCTGCATCTTTTGCATACTGTTTAGCTTTCTTTACTAAATCCGCTCCTTCAAATAACTGTTTTACCGTAGTTATTTTATATTCTTTTATGGGGAACTGTATTTCTTGCGCTCTTTTTATTAGAGCAATTGCTTGCGGATTTACTACTGCGACTTCTTCTTTCTTTTTAGCCATTATTTATCTCCTTGTTAAACGCATATAAAAATAATCCTATTATTACGGTCCAACTTCCAATCAAAGCCCAAAATGCACACCATAACCAAAATATTACATCATGATTCGTCATTCATTTGTCCTTTCTAATTCGTCGTCATAAAAATAGCCAAATTTTATTCAGTTTAATCATTTTCATTTGTATTTTTCTTTCAAAAAGTCTATCAATTGTCCGACGCATTTAAAAACTCCTCCCCCACTTGGTCTAACCATTCCATGAATCATTGAACCGTTTATTCTTGTCTTTGAAGCTGTTATTAGGTACACTGGTTTTGTCCTGAAACCAAGTTTTTTTAGTCCTGGTCTGACTGTTGTTTCATAAAATTCTCTATCTTCTCCGCACCAATTATCTTTTATCAAATCAAACGATGTCAATACTGTTGCAATAGTTATCTCTCTTGTAGTACCAACATAATGTGTTCCTGGCGGAATATTTGCTATTATAATATCAGCTTTTCTTACGTTCTCAATATCGACTTCCCAAATATTCCGATAAATATTATCAACTTCATCATCTTTTCCAAGCATACGCAGTTTTTTAATTTGCTTATTGCTATCTATAACATCGAATCCTGTTTTCTTTGTTTCTTGTTTACATGGATTAAATATTTGCACAATTGGAATTCCTGAAGCGATTAAAGCGTTTTCAATCTTAATGAATTCTGAGTCTGCTTCATCGTCGCCTTCCATCGGACCGACAATATAAACAGTTAAATTTTCATATTTTTTGTTCATATTTTAACTCTATTATTCCTGTTTCGTCATTTATATCTTCTGGGTCATCAAGACCATCGCCTATCATTTCTTCTGGACCGACTTTAGATACAATAATATTCTTATCTGACATATGTATCTCCTTCAATTTTTGTTCGTTCTATTCTTTGAAGTAAATTCTGTCATTAATCTATCCATAAAATTTGCCATTCTATCTCTTGCCCATTCAACGGGAACTTTTTCATCAAGCTGTCCTGCCATATACATTCTCAGTCCTACCATATCAATCCAATGCATAAAATCACTAATATTATCAATCATTTTGTCTAAATCTTTGCCCATTATTTTCTCCTAATGAGTTATTGCGACAAGAATCATGAATATGGCTGTACCTATGAATAATGCTTCCATTTATAAATCCTTTATTAGATGATATTGTTTCTGGAAATTATGTTCCATTTGCAGTCCTGATGGTCCGTTCCTATTCTTTTTAACATCAACAGTAAGCACATCATCAACACTCCAGATAAAAAAGACTCTATGTGCGTCATATTCTTTGCTCCCACTTCCCTTTAGGTCCGATAGTTTGAAGTTCAATATAGTACGTTTTGATGCTTCTCTATTCATTGCAGTAACTGCGACAACAGGAATATTATATGTTTTTGTTATTTGCAACAAACCTCTCATAATAGACGACAGTGCTTCATGAGTATTTTCTGAAGAACTCATTTCGGGCATAATATCAATATAATCTAACATTAATATGTTTGGTTTAAGTTCTTCAATGACGAGTTCTATCTTTTCCATAGGAATATTTTCGTCAATAACAAACAGAGGAAGCTCTATTAGTTCAGCTTTCGCTTTTTTTATTTTGGCTTTATCTATATCTTTAGTTATTTTTTTCGTCTTAAATATCATTGAATTGAGTTGTGTTTTATTTGAGAGCATATTAATACCAATTTCGTCCTGAAACACTTCATAAGTAATTAAAAGAACTTTTTTGTTCTGCTCGGCGATATTCATAGCGAGTTGCAATAAAAACGTCGATTTTCCGCTGCCAGGCGAACCCGCAATTAACGTCAATTCTCTATTACCAAATCCTCCCAGCATGGTATCAATCTGTTTAAACCCGCTTTTAAGACCGACTTCTCCTGACTCAACACGTTTCATAACTCCTTCAGCAGAAGTTAATATCGAATTCATATTTTTTAGATAATTTGGTTCCTTGTTCATTACTCTATTATACCACTTTCAAGAGGAAAAGTTTACTCATAATCTATAAAATCCTGTATAAGTGTTTGATTGGTCTTTTTTTGTTTGACAACTTCTTTGACTTCCCGCTCTGTCTTGTCTCTTATTTTTTTAAGAACCGCTTTGACATAACGAACATCATAAACTCCATTATCTAATGCAACTCCAATGGCTTCGCTCTTTTGTTCTTCGTTGCCTTCCAGAGCATCGAGTTCTTCCAGTGCCATAAACTGACACTTTGCAGAGCGATTCATTTTGGTAATAAAATAAGTAATGTATTGATTTCTTCCGTCCAATAATTCTTTCAGTCTTTTGACCCAATCAACTTTTTCATGTCCCTTGCTTTTAATCGAGAGATGAAAATTCCTGCGCTTTTGAAAAAGAGCTTTTACCAACGCTTCCTGAATATCAGCTTTAATATACTTCTCTTTATTCATTTCATAGATTTCTTCTTCGGAATACTCTTTATCTATTATAATCGTACAGCTTGGTATTTTACAACTTAGCTTCACTGATTAGGACTCCTTGACCATCTTTGTTCTGAAGGTACATTTGCAAATTTAATTTCAATTTGAGAAAATGTATCAGGAATTGAATTACTATCCATAACACTTGCCCATGTTATTGCTGGCATTATTGCAATTTTATGTCGTTCTGATGGTGTCATAACTCTATAATGGTCATGATTGCAATTTGGGCAAAAGAACACTTGTTTTCCTTCTAATTCCATATCCCATTCAAATGTTTGATATGAGTCACAATTATGACAATAAAGCTGTTCTTTAATTGTTCTTGACATTAATCATCTTCCTTTTCTTCGTCTTTGTACATAACTATTAAAGCTACTGTTTCTCCCTTTAGTCCCAAAAATGTTTTTATTTCAAGCAATTTCCACCCATATTCAACATCGTTATTGATGTCCTTATCAATAAAACTCATATTTGAAACCTTCGTCTTATAAACTCGTCTTGATTCTGTCATTTCTTTCTCCCTTTTAATAGTGTAGCAAGTTTTACTGGCTGATAATTATTTAGTTCTGGACTAATCAAAATATGTCTATCATCTGTCGGAACGTATTCATCTGGATATGATTTGAGTATGTCCCTGTCCAGATTATGCAAGTGTCCGTGTATATTTATCTCATCGTCTTTAACTGGTATTGGTCTATGCGAGAACACTATTTTATGACCCATGAATCGCATTGAAATTGTATCGGCAACAAAATCCCAACCATGCTTCATATACCACTCATTCGATTTGGTATCATGGTTTCCTCTTATGAGCCATCTTTTTTTTGCGACAGAAAAACTATTTAACGATTCGTGTGTTTTTTCGTCATTTCCCATAGATACATCACCAAGATGAAGTAATATAGAGTCTCTAGGAAGAAGGTGCAATGCTTTCCATTGTAGTTCTTCGTGGTCCAATGGTCTATGACAATACTTTATTATTGCATCATGATTAAAATGTGTATCACTAACTATCCAAAGATTGTTCATAGTGTTCTCCAATCTCCGTGAACATGGTAGCACGAATGGTTGGTATTATAAGCATGTGCGATAGTATAAATATCAGATATAGATTGCGATAAAGCAACTAGCTTTTTATCATATCTTTCGGGATGTATTAAATAAGTTTCGTTATCAGATTGGTAACAAAGTTCTTCAATTTTATCTAGTATTTGATTTGTTGTGGGTTCCATATTATCCTTTCATAAATATAAATGTAATTATATTTGCCACTAAATAAAGAGAAGCTAGTAAAGTTTTTAGTAGGCTTGCTTCTCGAATACATCCAACAAAAATCAATAAACAACCTCCAATAATTAAAGTGTTATTGAGATAGTTCATTAGATTTCCCTTTTTTAATAATAGATTGTGCCAAAGAAATTCGTTGACCGATGGCTTTAGCCATGTTCTCCATCATATCCCTGAGTTCCCTGTATTCACTTGCCTTGTCATTGATATAAATTTCTTTTTCATAGTCAGTTCCTTTAAGTCCTTTTGAAACAGCTTCTTTTTTATAAGACTCTAAAAGTTTTGCTTGTTCTTTTCGATAATATTTCTCAGCAATGGGAAGTAGATAAAGAACATTACTATACCATGCTTCTATCTCTTTTGCCTGTGCTTCAACTACATCAGCTTCTTCAGCAAGGGGACACTGAAAAAGTGTACCAATAGCTGTCAACACTTCTTTTGCTTGTGTTTCTAGGTCTTTATATGAAAGTAATATCATGCAATTCTCCTTATATTTCGTTTACTTCTGGGACCAAAAAATAATGAATATTGCAACTCATTCCATAACTACTTGTCAATGTTGTCATATATATGCTTCCAAGAGGAACAATTTCATTGATATGTTCTCCTAATGTTTATTATTATCAGACGAATAAAATCCTGGGCTATTGAACTGAATACCTCCTAATTTATAAACTCTTGAAGCGGGTTTACCGCATTTTTTACAAAGTATAATCGGCAGCTCATTCATAGAATGAAACTCCTCCCAAACTATTTTACAATCCTTACATTCATAATCATATGCTGGCATAAATTTTAGAGAGCGTCTATGGCTTTGCAAAGTTGCGTCTCTGTGGAGTCGAACCACTGAAACTGCTTTGATAGCCCCCAAAACAACCCAGACCTTGCTGAGTCCTCACCATAAACGCTCTTTAAAATTGTCGAAGCGGAGGGCGGATTTGCACCGCCGTCTCAGGGATATGAACCCCGCAAGGAACTACTCCTCCACTCCGCTATGGTGCTTGGATTTTTTAAAAGAACCCTAGCATAAAACTTTAATAGAGCATTGATACAAGACCAACACAACTTTTAAGACCCCCCTCTACTCAGAGACCCTCGTTGTCTCATATCAAGATGGCTGCCGATACTTGTCTTTTACTGTCCTTTAGGCACAAGTCCTATCAGAAGGGCTAAGTATCATACCTCACATTTTTAAATCATGTCTGTCACATGTGGGTTTAATTCTCACAGGAGTAATTACTTCCTGCCTAACAAGTTCCCCGACACCAGACACAAATAAATGCTGTCTTGGTTGCATTTAAGGAGCCACCCCACCACAGCATCAACTAACCTTCAAACGAATTGTCCCACCAGTTGTTGCCGTCCTTCGGACATGTAACTACTCTTTTGGTCCCATTTGAAACTTCTTTTGCAAACATCTTGGACCCGCAATCAGGACAAACTGTTGGCTCCTCATCTCCGAGTTCTTTGTTAAGCGTTCTTCCTTTTTTGTACTTGGAAGCTCCTCCCGCAGATTTCTTCGCACCTGACCATGCTTTCTTCGCTGGGGGCGGTGGAGGCGTCGGTTCCTCGTCTTCAACTGGTTCTTGTTCAACAGGAGTTGCTACAACAGCACCAAGACCCTCTATTGCGTCATTGAGAACCTTTATTACCTCTTTAACGCTGCTACCTCTGATAACAACTCTTGTTCTTGCCTTTGCCGTATCATCAACATCCAACCATTTCTCTATCTCAACTGCGTTTGTTTCTACCACTTCTACACCTTCTTTCTTTGTTATTTTAGCTCCAGGGTCGGCAAAAAATTCCTTGCTCTCTTTTTCCATTTCCTCATCAAATTTCGCTTGGTCCTCAACATTTACTTCTTTCTTGGTCTTCTTTTTCGTGCTAAATCCTTCAGCCATATTTCACCTTCTTTCTTAAATTATCTTACACCCAATATAAATTGTTCAACTACCTGTAATATTATACCATTTAATGTCTTATAAGTGTCCTTATCTTTAAAGAATTTTTGGTAAGTCCTGGGCGGGACTATTAAAATCGTCGGGTCTTTTTCTTCAAGAATAATATAGGTATGAACCAATTTATCTATTGTTGATTGTAAATAACATTTGTGCATATCTTTAAGTATATCTGTCATATTTTTGTTATTTCAACATTTTCAGAATAGTAGCCATTTGAAGCTCCGTACCATGATATTGTGACTGCTCCTTTTATCGTTGCAAATTTATAAAATGTCCATGTGTTCGTTCCATCATCTTCATCAAATTTGTTGGATGTTTCTTCCGCCATAAGCAAAGGTGACCCGATTAAATCTGCCAAATCACCAACTATTTCTTTTATATAAACACTCTCACAACACTCCTGGTCATGATACATTTTCCATGATGGTCCATTGACTTCTTGAAAAACAATCTCGTCATTTTCTTTATTTACTGTTATGTTTTCTAATATTTTTTCTGCCAATGCTTCAATTTTCATAATTTCCTCCTATCCTTTTATTACTGCCATTGGAATTAATTCGTGCAAAATATCGACCAAATCTTCTTGTTCTTTCATAACAACATCAATATCTTTATATGCACTTGCAGATTCGTCCAAATCTTTTTTATGTCTCATTCCATGTATTATTCCTTGTTCATTCATTTTATTTATTTCGTCTTCAAGATTAAGTTCTGCAATAGCTTTTGTTCTGCCCATCCTTCTTCCTGCACCATGAGAACAACTCATAAAGCTATCTGGGTTTCCTTTCCCACTAACAATATAACTTTTTGTTCCTTGTGAACCAGGAATTATTCCTATCGTATTCTCTCTCGCAAGCGTTGCTCCTTTTCTATGAATCATTACGTTCTTTCCAAAATGATTTTCTAAAGAAGCATAATTATGGGCTATATTTATCATATTTGTTGAATATGCCACAGGTTTGTACTTATCTGGATTATCATCATTAAAACAATCTATAATTCTATCCATCATCAATCTTCTGTTAGCAAACGCAAAATCCACACAATACTGCATTTCTCGTAAATATGATTGCCCTTCTTCGCTATCTAATGGTAAAAATGCAAGTTCCCATTTCTTAGGTACTGATGTATGCCATTTTGTGTTTAAATCAACAGCAAGTTTATTATAATGATTTGCAACTTTGAATCCCAGATTTCTGCTTCCGCTATGTATCATTATCCAGACATATCCGTCTTGGTCTTTCTGGATTTCTATGAAGTGATTGCCCCCACCAAGCGTACCTATCTGTTTTAATGCGGATTCGTATTCTTGTTTTACAATAGGAAAATATTTTTCGTCCCGTTCATCGTGATACATACTAGGCATCAAACTTTCACCCTGTTTTTTCGAGTGGTGACTAAAACCAACAGGAACAACGCTTCTAATGCCCCCGTGATAATCTTTTGAACCCCCGAATATCTTCTTAATGGTTTCTTTGTCTAACATTTCTGCTTCGAGCGATGTCTTGACCGCACACATGCCACAGCCTATATCAACTCCAACAGCATTAGGAATAACAACACCTTCGGTAGCTATAACGCCCCCTATTGGCATCCCATATCCTTGATGAGTATCGGGCATAAGACATACTTGCTTAAACACAAAAGGAAGTCTTGCAAGATTTTTCGCTTGCTCCCACGCTCCTGCTTCTGGTTCATTACACCAAGACTTTATAACAACACCGTTTTCCACTTGTTCATATTTCATTACCACACATCTCCATTTTCGTTTATTTTTTTATCCTCGTAATTCCCTATCTTGCGTCTCTCTAATTCCATTATAGCACAGTTTCCTGCGCCGACAATATCATTGTATGTTTGATATGATTCTCCTTTTACTCCAAGATATTGCTGAAATAAGCGGGTGATTTTATAGTTGAGTTCTCCACAATTTACAGCCAAAGCTTCGTTATCAAGTTCTAATCGTCTATTATTATCGTCTTTTATATATGGCATTATTTTATCTCCCTTGTATAAGTTTCATCATAATCTTGCATTTCTTCCCAACGAACAATTTTTGAAAATGAATATAATCCAATATCATTTTTTGATAAATAATAATCTGTCCAAAATCTTCTTGCTGGTCTTGAACAAAGTGATTTTCCGCCTGCTGATATCTCAATTAATGCTCTATACCAAATTGTAGGTTTAATAATATTAAAACAGTTCTTGCATCGTACTGTTCCAGAAGACCAGTAACGAAAATAACTACTACAATTAGGACATTCTTTATTACAACTAAAAATATTACACATAATTATTATCCCTCCTTTTCAATTCCGAATTTCAAAAAACGACAACTGTTCTGTTACCTGAGATAAACTTTTTTTTCTTACTTATCCACACCCTGTTGATAAACTGTTGGTAACTTTTCTAGTGTGTAGGATTTTTTGACACGCTATTAGTGGCGTTGTTGTGGATAATTCCGTTCCTACAAAAATGTAACTTATTTTGCAGGATTCGACACGGATTCCACGCCGTCAAAATATCCATCGGCGTATGCAGTCTTTGCTATCGTCCTTGCTACCTCTCTTATCTCGTCCTTTACTGTTTCTATATCGCCACCGTCCATTATGAACCTAGAAAAAATTTCATCTACTGCTTCAAGTAAATCGCTTTCATTTAGTACCATTTTCTTTTCCTTTCATAGCTTTATTTTTTAATCCCTCTTTAGCTAATTTACATTTATTTTTAAAATCTTTCAAACAATTATCACAAGCATATAGTTTTGTAGGTAAATAAGAGGGATTATAGCACGGCTGTTGCTGTATTTTTTCTTCGGTGAAATATAGCTTATCTTTTGGCGTAAATTTTTTGCAATAAGAACACTCCCTAAAATAATTATAAATAATATTTCTTAAAAATTCTATTTGTGCTTGTAAATTTTCTATCACTCCCCCAACTGCTTGCTTTTGGAACATGTATATTTCATCTTTATATCCTAATGCTTTTCTTAGTTCGTGGTCTTTCATCTTATTACTTCTCCCTTAGTAAGTGTTTGTTAGTTTTCTTTTGTTCCCTAGAACAAAAGTTCTTTAACGCTTACTTATTTGGAACTCAATCATATTATACCGAAATGTTGTTGAAAAGTTGACCTCCTCTTTTTATTTATTAATATTTTCTGCGTTTGAAAGCCAAAAAGAACGCACAAGCTATGAAAGAATACAACATAAATTGATAGATTATACTTTTCATTTGTGTATTTTTTCCTTTATTTTTTTATGTATTTTTTTCATCATTTTTGTAACAGCACTTTTTCCAACAGAAAAATTCCTAGCTATCTCATGCTTCTCCATTCTTTCCGTATAGAACGCTGTAAAATACTGACGCTCCCTATCTGATAACATCCGCTCATACACGCTTAAATCCTCGTCTATGCTGTCATAATCGTCGTTATAAGCTAGTTCTATTATCTCGGTTTGTGTTTCATCGTTGACCATTCTTTGCATGTCCTGACCCAAATATTTGCGTGTTAATTCCCTCCACATTTGAGGGTACATAAAAGACTCAAAATTCCCACGCTTACTATCATAATTTTTAATCTTCTCACACATGACCAGAATAGCATCCTGAAACAAATCATCTTCATCTGTTCCTGTCATGTTAAACTTTTTTTTGATATCATTGGTAACTTTCCAACCCAGCTTTTGATATTTCATTATCTGCTGTTTTTCCGCTCTGGTGAGTTTTTGCATACATTCCTCTCTTTCTTATTCTCATATTGAACTTATCCCTGCCTGATTTAACTCTTATCTCTCTAAATAATCCTCCTTCTACTATGTTATAAAAAGTCTGTAAGTGTTTATATAGCTCCTCTGGTGGGCTTTTTCCTATGTATATTTCCCTGCCATAAATTGTAACGGCATAATAATGTATCATATCTGACTCAATTCGTCTAAATATCCATCCCTGATTTTTTTAAACATGACCCAAAATTCTATTTCTCCATTACTGCTATGAAATGCTACCATAGCTTTACAGAACATTGTAGCTTCTAGCTTCTGTATGGCTCTGCTTTCCATTTCTTCTTCAACGCTTTTTCCCATAAAACTCTCCTTTTAATTTTTCATATTCTCATTATTTTCAATCTCGAATAAAATCTCATCCATAGTATTTGCTTCCATAAAATTATCTAATTGACCCGCATAATTCTGATTAAGAAAGACACTCACTAAATCCATGACGCAATCCTTAGTCATAATCGTTTGCAGATATTCAATAGTAATTTTATTCATCTCAGTATGTTCCTGAATTCATTTTTGAATTCCTCTTTCTTCAACAGGTCTTTTAAATAATCTTTTCCTTTTGTAGTTATTATTCTGCCTTTCCCTGAAGCTATTTCAATATATCCCTCTGCAATCAAATAATTTTCCCACTCCTGGGCTATCGATACAGCGTCCTCTCCTGTCTTCTTAGCTAAGATGTTCAATCCCAAGTGTCCTTTCTCACTTGTATGCAATGCCCATAATATCTTTACATGAGCCATTTCCAATCCATCGGGATAGACTCTAAGCAGTCTAAAAATCGTACTTACATCTTGTTCTGTTATCGTGCCTTCCGTAACCCTCGAAGCAGTAACGACAAGACTCAATGCTACTCTAGGACACTTACGGCAATTCTCTGCAAGCATTTGCAAAGCACCGCTATCTATTTCGTGCTTAGAGCGGTTTATTGCTCCTTTAATAATGGTCTGCATTTCACTAGAGGTATATTCATTCAGTTTTAAAGGCAAAGAAAACCTAGACCTAAACGCTTCATCAAGTTCCCCTGCGTATGTTGTTGCCCCTATTATTGTCATTGGCGTAACATCAATCGTTTCTACCTGATTTTCTTTTGAGAGCGTAATCCTGTTATCGGTCATAAGACTATATAAGTGTGTTTGTATCTCTCTTTTTAGCAAATGAATTTCATCGATGAATAAAATGCTCCCCACTTCAGCGATTGCATTTATTTTTTCAATGACATCAACTAATTTAGCAACAGTATCAAGACCCGAAGCCGTAACTTCAAAGAATGGTTTATCATAAGTCTTTGCTATGATTTTTGAGAGCGTAGTTTTTCCTAATCCTGCGCTACCATAGAGAAGAATATGTCGTAGTGGTTCATTGTGTCGTTTGCACCCTGCTATTTCCAAGTCAATAATAGTTTTCAAATGTTCTTGCCCTACAAAATCATCGATATTATTTACTTGCAAGGCATGGAATTTTGGTATAAAATCCTCTTTCTTATATTGCTTTGTCATGTTGAAATCGACATCAACAGATGGAAAAGGACGCTTATACCACTCTACAATATCACCTGTGTACCATTCTTTTGCATTAGACATTATTATTTTTTTCCTTTATATCCCAACATAAATATCCTGCTAATACCTCGACAAAATGAGCCAAAACCTCCATAAAATATAACACTTTAAGTGATACCATTATGCTATCCTTTCCTTATTTCGAGATATATCAGCCCCCATCTAAATTTGAACCATGCAAATGTTTTGTTATAAAATCGTCCTGTTGTCCATGATGGCAGCCATTGATATCTATTGAGGGTGTTCCAATATCGATTTAATTTCAATACAAATTTCATTTTATGCTATCCTTTCTCCACACCAACTACAATAATAATCTTCGTGGTCTTTGATGTAATGCAGACCCATACAATTCTTGCAGTAAAAAAACTTTGACATCAGGAAATGAACGCAGTTAAAAAATAATCTTTTCATGTTATTCTTGTCTTTTCAAGAGATATCATGCTGTAAATGTTATCAAAAGACACATTTGTTTTATGACATCTTGATTTATTATTTTCTTCTTTAGAATATATAAGCGTTCCTCTTTCCACTTCTTCGATACTTATAATGTCATTTACTTTTATACTTACTTTTTGTCCGTTGGTATCTTTAAACCACATGAATACATCTATGTTATTTTTCATTATATTTTTCCCTCCCAAAGTATTTTAACGTCTTTTCCTCCGTGTAATCTCCATACTTTTCCATCAAAACTAGGAACTAATCCCCTTTCCCATAATTCATTCAAGCAGTTATAATTTTTGTCTTTTGGCAAATATTTCCATTCCGTGATATCAAAGAAAGAGGAACAATAAGCCCAGACCGAATCCCAGACCGAATCCCAGACCGAATCCCAGACCGAATCCCCGACCGAAGCCCTGACCGAATCCCAGACCGAATCCCAGACCGAATCCCAGACCGAATCCCAGACCGAATCCCAGACCGAAGCCCTGACCGAAGCCCTGACCGAAGCCCTGACCGAAGCCCTGACCGAATCCCCGACCGAAGCCCTGACCGAAGCCCACTCTTTAACAAGTGCGATATCTTCTTCTGATACAGTAGTTTTATTTCTGTCTTTGAATGGATGTATAATCGGCTTTATGTTAATAGGAACAATTGTTTTTATATTTAAAGAAGAACAAAATTTATTTATTAAATCAAAATCATCTGATGTATTTATTTGGTCTTTTATTAGTTTTTTTGTAAATGGATTATACTCATATTTGTTTAAATTGTCCTCTTTCTTACCTTTGTAACCAAAATAATCTGCTATGCTTGTATGACTATCAGGATTATAATTCAATTCCCCCGATAAACATTTTTTTCTCAATTCCCAATCAAAATACATAGGATTTCCCTTGCCATCAGAAACCAGACTAAAAAATTTACACATGCTTAAAAATCCTCCTGTTCTATTTCTAAATCCCAAGCATTGATATTATCTACCGCCCTTTCAATAGAAGCAACAACATCAGTATCGTAGTCATGTATTATTTCTCCTTTTTCGTCATAGACTTCGTTTATCTCGAAATTAATTATATCCATTGTTTTCATTCCCCGATTTCCGTCAGCATCGGCTCCATAATTATTATCGACATCAACTTCAAGGGTCAGGTCTGCGGTGTAATCGTTCCCTGCTTTATCAACGAAAGAAAGTTCGTATGTGACTCTATGTATTGACATTAATTTATCTCCCGTTCTTGTCTTATTTCATTACAATATTCAAGAATACGATTTGCTAGTGCTTTTAGTCCTGTTATATCATCACCAAAATCCCGAACATGAAAACCAAAACACTCTGATATCATCTTTTCTAATTCTCTTGCTTTGTCTGTCATTATCTTCCCCTTTCTTTATAATATATTGCCATAACCTGACTGCGCTTCATTCTCTTAGTCTTGAATCCCCGCAAAAATAAATATCTCCTTATATAATCCAATCTGGATTCCCACTTACGAACATCGTCTATCTGCTCTAGTAAATATTCTTGTTTCTCTATCAGTTCATTAATAAGCTCGTCTATGAGTTTCATCTCTACATCTCCTTTGCTATTTCTTTTACTAATTCAATCAATCTCCAATAAGATATATTTTCTAAATCTTCCACTTCGTATATAGGTCTGAACTCATGAACGAAGTTTATCATGGCTCTCATTTCATTTAAAAGTGCTGTTTGGTCTTTCATCTTTTTACCCTCCTATCTATAAGTATATACGAGTTGCGGTCTTTTTCCAAAATCTTTTTTTTGAAACTCTTTTCTATTTCCGAAAATGAAAAAGCGACCATGTTTCTGTTACCTGAGATAGAGCGGAAGTTATCCACAGGTTGTCCACATGTGCATAAACTGTGGATATCTTGTGGATAAGTTATCCACAGGTTATAAACAGGTTATCCACAGCTTTATCCCCAACTTATCCACATGTCAAAATTTCCTACAATATTACATTTTTGTAACTTTTTTCGAGAGCAATTTTTTTCAGCTAAAAATTTTATGTACTCGAAAAATTTTTTTCCTGATTTTTCTATGAACCGAAAAATTTTAATTTTAATTTTTCCATAAAACCAAAATTTTATTTTAAGATTTTCCGAGAAACGAAAATTTTGAAAAAATCATTTTTCGATAAAATGAAATTTTTATTTTGCCCGCTCTCGATAAAACCAATTTTTAAAAAATAATTTTGTGATAAAATCGAATTTTGAAATTTATTTTTTTATCAAAATGTCAATTTTTCCGACAATTTTAATTTTCGTTATCTGGTAATGATACAATTCCAGAACTTGTATCATAATCTGTCAATTGGTCAACGCTAGTTATTTCCATGTTTATCCCCTCATATATAAGTATATACGAATGATGACATTTTCAAAAATCGTTTATAGGTCAATTTTGAGGCTGTAATAGCGTTTTAAGCTGTGGGCTATGTTTGTATTAGTTCGCCTGTAAAAATCGATTCTGGGTCATTCTGGTAGGTCTTTTTTCGGCTCCGGCTCCCGGCATTGTCCAGAATCCGGGCAATGTCCCCCGGCAGAGTTCCCCGGGACATTCCCCGGCAGAGTTCCCCGGCGTGCCGGATATCATGCAAGTTTGTTAGCAGATATCCCGATAAATAAATATAAGGGGGAAACAAACGATGATATTAATACATGGAATCAAGTCTAGCAAGGCGGTATATCTGGGAAAGATAAGAGAGAGCGAGATGTCGGCGAACATGAAAAAACTAAAAATGATTATATCGGGTAAACTTTTTGACAGTCTGATTATATCTACTTCGAGAGTGAAAAAATGTTCTTAATACTGCAATTAGTTTTATTAGTATTGGTATTAATTGCATTGTGGCAAGATGATAAAAATGTACTTGACAAATGAATGAACCGATTATATAATGATATTAGTCAGACCGAAGGGGGGTGAAAAAAATGAATTTTGTTGTAACTGATGAACAGACGATCGCAATAGCGAAAAAAATTAATAGCGATGATGAAAATGATATCATGGAATATATTGATAGATTGATTAATGATAATTGCAATTAATTAATTGATACCGCTCTATAAATGGGCGGTATCAGAAAATTAATAAAGGAAAAAATAAATTGGAGCGGTGAAATTCCGAGAGATGAGAGAGCCGATAAAACAAAAATAAAAGGATAAAACAAATGTCAATAAAATGGAATAGGGTGTTAGAAAATAAAATAATTAAAATGGCAGTAAAGAATGTTTTGAAATCTGGGTATATTGCACAAATTTGGGACGATAACACTTTAGCATATAAAGGCAAAAACTTAAACAAAATTATTGATACTACAAATGAATTTGATGATTGTATGATTTTGTTTGATGATAAGAATTCCGGTTCCCACGCCTGGATAAAATTGACATTCGGAAATTGTCAAGATGTTATATCAGATTATACACTAAATATCGAAAAAGAACTCCAATCTGCAATTTTATTTTCCGAAAAATGGTAAATAATATGATACCAATTACAGCACTTGAAATCGCTCAGAATAGACGGAAAGAAAAATCAGAATTCAATTATTATGTTCCCGCTCTGATTTTATACTTTTTGATGATTTTAGGAATGACGATAATATTAATAGGAAGGACGGTATCATAACATGTGTCATTTTAAAAGTTTACTAATTTATCAGGACAAAATTTATTCATTCGCAGGGATTGACAGCCATGCACAAATTGCAAATCAAATGCGAGATGTATTTTTCAGGGATATATCATCAGGTACACAAATAGAAGATAGCTCAATCAAAATCGAGATATTATTCAATAAAAATATTATCAAGTTTGATAATATACCAACATCATTAGTTATGAATTTCAAAACAACAGATATATCAATGATAGAAAATTTGAAATCATTTTATACCACAGATATCGTAAAATGGTTGAATGATAACAGGCAAAATATCATTGATGAAATTATGAGCCGCGATATAGATGAAATGGACAAACAAATTATAGGAACTAAACAACGGCACGGATATAAAAATATGGATAAATACCGACAAATTTTAGAACGCATTTATGCCGAATTCAATTATCGGGATACTAATTATAATAACTTTATAAAAACATATGAAAAAAGTTTACTAACGAAAGTTAAAAATAATAGAATGAAAATTGACAAAGCGATATCGGCTCTTGAAAAATACACGGCAAAAAAAAGAGCGATAAAAGACAAGGCAAAAAAAGATTTTGTAATCAGACTAATGAAAGATAATAACATCAAAGATAGATATATTGAACCAAAAAATGGTTATCCCTTATATCACACAAAAATCAAACATAGACTAGATAGAATTATAAGAAATATATCAAGACCGATAAATATCTATGAATCAAAATTATTGACTGATAAAATCATAAATGATGATTTTGGAAAGTACACGGTGCAATAATGACAAGAGAAAAACATGTATATCGAACTAATGAAATAGCAGGATTATTTTTAAGGCAATACAAGACAAGCGCACGGAATCAACAGGGCAATTATTATTTTAACGGTAATACTCTGTATTCATACGGCAGTCATTTCATTTGTGTTCAAATTCACAGCATAGCAGAGAAAAAATATTTATTTATAAACGATGCTGGTTATTCAGTAACAACGGCAAAGCACAAATTATACGGATATAGTTATGATGATTTTGCCGTGATACACTTTAAAAACTTGCAATGTTTTAATTATCATTTTGATATCATAAGATTAATATCAGAAATGGATAACAGTAAAGCTGATATACAAGACTTGCAAGGCAAAATAAAACGATGCAAAACGCTATGGAAAATAAAATATTATCAAGAGGATATCGAACACAAAAATCAGAATATCACTAACATAAAATCATTTGTTAGGGATTATATAGCAGTAAATGGATATAAGACAATTACGGATATTATAAAGGATGATTTTAAAAAAATATCATCCGATGATAATTTGCGTGATATAAAAATCCGTACCGATAGAATAAAGGAAAATAAGGCACAAATAAAATTAATAAAATCAATAGTAAAGGATGTAAAATAATGACAATTTTAACATCACGCTGGAGAGCTTATAACATCATCAGTAACAATACAAAGTTATCGGAATCACGGAAAGATTTTCTACTAAATAATATTGTAAACACGCCGAGTTATGACAAGACCGAAAACATAAGCCGTATAATACAGTGTGCTTACGGCGTAATGAACGCTACAATTTCACGCCGTTTATCTATCATCGAAAAAAATCCGAGTATAGCGATAATTGCCGATGATATTATGATAGATGATACCGATGATGATATAGATTTTAGTGAAACATCGGACGAACCGATACTAGCGGAAATGAGTGTAATATAATATGAAAATAGATATAATAAAGGATAAGAAAAAATATAGTTTGTTAGCAGTCTATGAGTGTGGAAATTCTGGGCATTATGAGCAAAAAATAATATGCAATAATTTATCTCATAAAAAGGCTTTAATGCTAAAAAACAAACTTGAAACGGAGAAAATATAACATGTTAAAACTAGCAGGCACGATACATGATATAAAATCACAGCTTGAACATATAACAGGGAATCAAGGCAAGCAAAAAGCGGTTATAGATTTTAGGGGTCTTTTCCCGGTCTTTTGTGCATGGCATAAAACTCCGTTCATCGTGAATTATTCGACGGTAGAACACAGCCACGGCATATGCAAAGAATGTCAGATAAAATTAATACAGGGAAAGGTGAACTAAACATGGATAGACTAATTGACTATGTTCAATATGTTCATTATTGTCGGGAGAACTTTCACAATGATATCGCCTTGCTGTGTATTGTCATTGTCATCGTGATATCATTCTTGTGGCATAAGCCGTAGCATTTCCCTTGCCGTGTCCCTTGTCTATCCCTTGTAGCGTTTACAGCGTTGCAAGGGGTTTTTCGTGTCCGATATCGGCTCGATATTTATTCGTATTTTGTGAGTAGAAAAAGGAAACGCCCATTACACAGCTAAACACTTATCAAGAGTATAATCATTAATACAGATCATTACAGTACAATACAGGGGAGATAATAGGGGATAACAGGCATTGCCTGAAGTGGTATCTATCTCATACTTTCATGCCACAAATTGAATATCATGTTCAATTATATTGTGATTTATTTCACAATAAACGCTGTATTGAGTACAATAAATGCTATTCACGCTCTCAGTAATGCTATCAGTGAAAGTGTATCAGTTTGTATTGTCGGACTGTTGACAGTCCTCTCTTGTCGCTCTTGATATCGCTCTGCTATGTTAGCACTCAATCAAAATAAAAACGCTTGTAATGTCAATTTTGGGGCTCTGACAGCACGCTATATATAGCGGTATGTTTATCCGCTCTCAGACCGTGCAAAGTAAACAAATGTTTACCAATACAACGGCACAAAATGCCCATGCTCATTCTTTGACATAACATGTATTATGCGACATTAATTTTGACCTATGCTATTAGAGGTCGATTTTAGGCGATTATAGGCACTTTAGGCATATAGAGCCAAAGGACACTC